ATATATGCTCTCCGGCATCTGCCCAAACCCCCCAAGGGGGGGGGTGTAACACAATACTAGTAGTGTTACAGAGATGTCCTAAGTCGTTGATTTCCCGTGGGATCGGTATGTGTCAGCTTGACGGCGTCAGTTGATCAGCGTGATTCAGACGGCAAGGCGATCTAAATAGAGTTCGTAATCTAAGCATCAAGGAAAGATGAGTAAATCCGACAAAGTCCCCGACTTAATCGAGGCAAGTTCCAAGACCGATAACTAAGTTCGGCAAGGTTGATCGCCTAACCCATGAAGGGTAATGACCAAAAAGATCGTCTCAGCTAAGCCCGAAAAGGGAAAGCATAACTAGGGTAAGTCTAAAGGGACACTAGGATAAATGGGATAACGCAGTAAAAGATGTCCGAGTATTCGGTCTGCGATTCCTCTGAGACTTGTAAGTAAAAGAAAACAGATACAATTGGCTTATTCAATTCGAGGCGACTTGAATTGATCGTTTACCATAAGGTTTCAATTTGATCCTACCTAAAGACCATGACAAGGTTGCGGTTGCTAAGAATGACGGCTGAAGAATATCTGTTTACTTTAAATAGTCTTTTTTTACTTCAATAAAACAATCCGTTCCGAATATCGCTAAGGTTAGTTAGCGAGCGTAACAAGTGTGAGCATTGACTTGATCGTCAAATCACTTGGGAGATCTTATGATCTTCATTCGTCTTACCATTATTTCGTGTAATACTCTTATGCCACATAGTCAGTATCATCTGATATAGAGCAACCACATTATAAAAATCACATTAAGAAAAGGGGATCGGTGCTCAGTGTCTATACCAATAGTTTAAACTTGCCACAATTCTGTGTCGGTCTCAAGCCCGTGTAAAAAGTGAGAGAACTATAACCACATAAAATAAATATATTATGACAATTGAAAATAACAACATCCAAGCAATCATCGCACAAGAAATCGCTAAAGCTTTAGCTACGTTTACAGCTCCTGCTGTAGCTCCTGCTCCTGCTCCTGTAGCGAGGGATTATTTCGCTGAGGCTGATGCTAATCGTACTGAAGCTAATCGCTTACAGAAATTAGCAGTTGCTTCTCTACCGATCCTCAAGGATCAAGATACCTTCACAGCTATACAGAATAGCGTGATCACAGGTGTACAATGTGAGGAGTCAAGCAATCTCAATAAGGCAGGTGGCTTTCGTCTATCGGATGATCAAAAGGAGCTAAAGAAAATCGCTCAGCTCGCTCATGTTACTGAGATTAACTCAGATGAGTTCAAGGCTAACCTCACGGCTCAAATCGATGAGGCTGAGCTGAAGAGCTTCAAGCAATCATTACCTAGTAAAAAGACAGGCGAAGTTACTCGCTCTGTTTCTTGGTAGTCAATTCGTTATTCACTCCAAAGGGTGTGGGGTTAATTCCTCACACCCTTTTTTATTCACCATAACTTTATTATATCATGCACTTTATTACTCAATCTATTCGTGACGGAAAATCACAAGCAAGCGATCGACAAAAACAAAAAGCACTTGGTCGTACACATCGTGCGAAGTTTCACCCTAAGCGTAAGCGACTTGGTCGCACATATCGCACAGGTCGTGAGGTTAGCTTTAAGGGATTGACCCTTATGCTATGGAATGAAGATATTAATAGAATTGGGGCAGTGGCCCCTAAGTTAGCTATGGCATTAGATGCCTATGCATTTAGTAAAGATATGGATGCAAGGCGTAGTGCTAAGCTACGATTCTGGAACGACCAGAAGGGCGACATGAAGCGCGACTTCGAGCAAGCAGCTAATATCCTTATGGATATACATGGTGGTACATTATCAGCAGAAGGTCGCGTGTTCATCGCACGCACCAAGTAATCTGCTATCACGACCCCCACGAACAAAAGCATAAATACATATCCTCCACTAAATCATAACAACGAGGAAAAGGTGGCGACTAGCACCTCATAACCTAGTCTAGCTGAATCCTATATGCGATATATAGAAGGAATCACTAGATGACTCCCTCACGGGACCTAAATGGCACAACATCTAAATCCATGCTTGATGAGGCAATGGTCATCAACACTTTTTCACCACCTGTAGATTATCCGTTTGTAGAGGGTATGCAAGTGGAGCCTTTACGACCAAGTAGCTCTTGGCGCTCCACTTGTGTGCTTTAGCCCGGTTTTAGGGATGCGAGCCGCTATGTTCTATGAAAAACAGGGACGCCTGGGTGGTACACTTTCTATTAACTACATTAACACAATAATACTATGAAAATATATGTAAAAGACTTAGAGCACTTAGATGGCTCTAAATTAACTGAAGAAGAACAGGCTGATATAGTAGAGGAGTTCTCTAAGCCTACTGTATGGTGTGAAGAGACTAATATGTGGGTAGATAAGGATTGCTCCCGCGGATCGTTCATCGACGAAGACCGTCTCTCAATCGTGGATGAGCAACACCTGTTCGAGGATGCTATAACTCCTGCTATCACGCGCCCCGGACTACTCACTTACTAACCAACCCGCGCAAGCTGGAGCCTTAAGGGCAATATAGAAAGGATTCATGTCATCATGAACACTATGTAGTTAGCAAAGCCATGAGTTTCCCCCTGCCCTCATGACAAAAAAGGCAGGAGACTTTACTCTCCTCTGTGGGATACCTATGGGTATCTCGTGGAGGATACTATAACCATACAACCACATAAATATATGAAAGAATATAATGGACAGAATCAAGCATTCCCAACGGATGCACCACAAGCACTTGAATTGGAAAAAGCATTCAGCTTTAAACCAAACGGAGATATTGAGATTTCCACATGGCTAGACCGACAAGTACGCAAGTTTGTTCCTGCAAGCAGGTCATCTGAACTCCAAATCACGGGCATTCAAGAATGTCTGCGTAAATTGGTACAGAAAGCGAGAGAAGCAAACTCGCCAATGGAAACAGTCCCATGTCCCCAAGCGTAGCAACTTTAACTCTGTGGGTGTGGAACTAGACAAAGCTCTGGTTCTCGGTGGCTTTCGCGCATCTCTGTAACACATAAATATACGTGACAAGTAACATGATTGAATTAATAATCATACTTCTTATGACAACCGTCGCCTCAATGGTGGCGGTTGTCGCAATCGCAATGATCCTCGACCTATATGAAATATATAAGACTCAAAATATGCTTTTCAAAAGCCCGTCCACACAAACGGAAGAACAAGATTCTTCCACGGAAACTCAAACACAAAGGTAAAGTATGAAAGTAAAGCTTAGTGGAGAGTTCATTGTTCATAATGACACGGATGGATTCCCCGCGAGTCCTGACATATTCAAGAGCAGGAAATCTGCTGAGGCATGGATCGAAAGATTCCGTGCATCATTCAAGGGAAGCGCCAATGAGGAGTTTCCCGATGGATTCTATAAAACGAGTTCATGCGAATACATTCACCCAAAAGATATAAACCTAAGAATAGAGGAGCTAGAAGAAGATCTATGAAAAAACATTACAGAAAAGCATTCAATGCACTGAAGAAAATCGGTGCACCCGTCATTGAAGGTGGCGATCATGGTGAGGATACATTCCGTATCTCTGCTGAAGATAACACTGGAGATAAAACATGGGCTGACTATCACGACCAAGCAATCGGCTTATTCGGAGTCTGTGCCGAAATCACTAATATTCTCAAGGAAAACAAGCTCTTTGCTGAATGGATAAATCCTGGAGTATTGGGAGTATACGACGCATGATTAGTATAGAAACAAGTGTTTGCAATTGGGCAAAGTCTTCGGAACCTCCATTATGGTCGACAAAAACAGTTTGGTTAAACCCTGACCATATAGTGTCAATAGAGGTCACAAACGAAAACGAGAAGTTCAGGGGTACTGATGTGGATGAGTTCACCGAAATACACACAACTAAGACACGATATATAACCACTGAACCTGTCGACGAGTTAGCTCGTCGCTTGTTCAACAAATAAAGGAATGATAAGTATGAAAAATTATAAACCTATAGTCAAAGACTTCCTGTCAATTATGCAGGATCACGGGTGGAAAATTGGCTCCGTTACTATTGAGGGTGAGCCGGTTATTGTTATTAAAAACCAAATCACTGCTGTGGATAAAGCCTTAGATAATATCATGGCTGTTGACGACTGCACGGTAATCCTTAGCAAACTTGTCGATACAGGTGAGCCAAGCATACACCTAGTAAACGAGACATCGCATCGTCTCCTACGGATCGGTGCATATATCATCCTCGGAAATGGTGCGGATGAGCTAGTGGCTGATTGGTCATATAATAATGACCACGCTGATAAAGAATTTCGCAAGGCACATGATAAGTTCTATGCCAAGTGGGAAGGAAAAGAGGTACCAACATTAAACCCAAACAAGAATAATGAAAATTCAACCAACTAATTGGAGGGCTAAAACCCTCAACACCAACACGCCAGAATCAGACACACAAAAACTTGTCATGCATGTGGTAAGTTTCAACTTGGGTGATAAACTCAAGCAGCTCAATATAAAGGCTGAATGTCCTGTATCTGCTATTGATGAAGCAAAAGAGTATGTTGATGGACTGTCGGATAGACAGATTCGTGAGCATATAGCAGAGGTAGTTTAACATGTATACACACGGATTAAGTAAAACTGAAGGTGAAGATATAAAGAATAAATTCACCTATTCACACGCTAACTTCTTCCCCCCAATGCAATTGAGGTTAGTCTATGAACTAACTAGGGATAAAGAAGAAGGCGATCACTACAGGCAATGGCTTGAAGATGTAGAGAAGCGAGTAATGTCTATGCCCATAGCAAGAGAGGAAAGCCATGAGCACGAGGGTAAACCTAAAGCATATATAAAGTACTTCGATCTACCATCGAACCAAAGGTGGTACATATTCAATCGAGACTGCTCAGATGAGCAAATTCAATGCTTCGGATCAATGCCCGATGCTGATGGATACATGGAAGATGGCAGGTGGCTAGGATATATAAACCTACCTGAACTATTCACCATATACCCAAACCTGCAAATGGATCAACATTACGAACCAGGAGACCCAATAACTAATTAATGAATATTAAAGACTACGAACCCAACCCGCCCAAGATAACAAATGAAAACGATATACCTAAGTACAAAGCACTTAATGTATACAACCAAAAGAATGGCGGTGAATTGGCTATTTTTGCGGATCCAAAGGCTTTTGCTAACGCAAAGGCATCGGTAGCTCGCAAGGGTAATTCATCAATTCTGCGAATGCAGGCACCAAATGGAGGAAGAAAAATATAAATGACCGAACATATCGTACTACCAATTAACTGCCATGGCGTAAGTAAAAAGACTTACAAAGCTGATGGTATATTAAAACACCACTTCTGGGGAGAATATTGTGCAGATATTACTCTCCTATTTGAAGCAGATGAGGATGCCAAGCGAGCACTTCCAGCTATCACGGCATGTATGGAACCGATCAAAGGAATACATCTCGATGCACAGGGTCACAGAGTAATCTCACGAGGGTGGGAGCTAGGCGAGTCTGTAACTAATTGTATATTTATACAAGCATCAGGGGATGACTTAGAGAATGCACTCGATGTCCTTGAGAAATTTGGGGCTGACAGAAATAAAGTCACTTCGATGAGTAAATCAATCGACAATGGTGAGCTTTTCAAGATCACAGTTCCACACCTCTACCTCGACCACCCAAAACAACAATACTTATTTAATTAATTATGAGCCTAGACGCACTAACAAAGAAAGCACAAACCAAAGCACCAGAAACTTCATCCGGGGATCGGATTGAGATCATTGAAGTTGCTGACACCGACCCAAACCACGCACTTGTTGCATCCCACTTCCAAGGTAAAGCACTGAAGAAAGAGGGTGAAGCAATGTTCGGCAAAGCACGCAGATTATATCAGCAGGTAGTTGCAAAACTACTGAGTAATCGTGCATCAGACAGACCAAAGCAGTTCAAGTTTACTGCTAATGTAGGAGGGACTGAGCATACTACTACTGTAAATGTAAGAGAGCATGGGTATTCTACCTTTGATGACTCTACCCTTGATAAGGTAAAAGCAATTACAGGCGATCAGTTTGTTGATGCCCATATTACACGCAATATATCTGCTAAGGTTGATTTCTCTCTTGTTCCCACGGACAAGCAAGATGCAATCGCGGAGCATATACTCGCAGTCAACACCATGCTTGGTGTAGATGTAGTGGAGGTAGACGTAAAGAATAGAGTACAATCTAGTTTCCATGAAGGACGCACCACACTAACCGAGGATCAAGATATTGCCCTCAATAAACTAGTTCCAGTAACCTGTTCATTTGGTAGATAATGCGAGGGGTAGACCTAAAAGCATTTCGCGAGAGGCATGACCTTTCACAGATCAATGCATCGGAAAAAGCATCCGTAAGTATAGCCACATGGAGGAGGGCTGAGAATGATACGCACCCTATCCTTAAAGTATGTGCAGATAAAATAAGAAACACATGCAAGCTCATCGACTCTAAGCGTGGGTGGCAGATAAGCAGAACTGAGTTAATACTTGAATTAGCTTTAGCTAACTTATCGTGGGACATACTGCCAAACCCACACCAATTGCGAGAAGCACTAACACTAATAAGACAACTAAAAGAAATGGAGGATTAATATGATTACTACTACAACAATGCCAATAGGTTTCCCGTCACGACCAACTGGTGGTGGTGAGTTGCCTGACTCATTCAAACTTCTACCCAACGAGGTAGCCACACCCAAGCTCAATGGAGACAGGGTACTTATGTCACACGAAGGTGTGTGTTATAATAGGAAGATGCAAAAGTATACCAAGATTGAGGCCGAAGATGCACTTAACTTACACCAAACACTAAACTTCCCTAGCGATCGCACTGCATATGCAAGAGCAAGCCAAGTACAATGGTGGGATCTTGAATATATATCCCACGGCAAGAACAAGGGCTGTGCTGTTGTTATTGATGTAATTACTGGAGGTCGAAGAAACTATCACGAGCGCCGAAATATCATAGAGCATCTTCCTCGCGCATCACATAAGTGGACTGAAAATATATGCTCCGAATGGAGAGAAAGCTTTGAGAGCACATACTGCCCTGCCCCTCAATCACCAAGGAAAGTATTCAAGTTCCCATTCTATGCAAATACCATGGTGGCTAAGATTAACTACGGGCAGATGAAGAGAAGGTACGAGCAGTATCTCCTTGAGGATCGAACCTACGACTACCTGTGGGAGGGCTTAGTTATTCAGGATACATCAGTTGAGTACGAACTAACCACCAAGCAATCAATGAACATGCACATACAAACCAAATATAGATTTAATTAATATGTTAGACAATAAATATTGGTTTCAAGAACCGGACATCATTGAGGAAGAGGAGCAATGCTCAATGACCTTAGCGAAAGCTAAGCGAGAACAAGAAATGTTAGACGAACTAGAGGAAAAAGAGGAGTGTCATGAAGAAAAGTAAATTAATCAAAAAGCTAATAGAAATCCGTAAGGATTGGACTCTATCTAATTACAACTTATGGGAGGAAAATGGAGCCGTGGATTGTATGACTGATGGTGGCCCATCGTTTGGTTACTCTAACCACGATCGAGGCTCAATCGAAGAGTATAGGGAATACATGAAGGATGTACTTACTAAATTTAAAAAATCCGAGCTCAAGGAGTTTATTGAGGATGAGCGATGATTACACTTACTTCGAGCACATGATAAAGGACTCTATGAGAGGATCAAAAGATAACATACCAATCCAACCAAAATCAAACGATGAATTAAACCATGACGAATATGTAAGGCAACGCATTGAACACGATAATCCAGGACCTGGCGCGGAGGCAATAGTCGAAAGGAAAAGATTGGTGCAAGCATACAAAGTACACAAAGGAAAACTTAAACCATTAATAAAATTCTATACTAAATAATGAACGAAATAAAACTACAGGAAGTACTCACCGATCGTAACACTAAGTTCGGACAAGGAGTACAAGCACGATTCACAGATCAAGCACTCAAAGCACTGAGCCCTTCGCTCCTTCATATTGCATTCTATGTTGGCGATGAGACAGGCGAACAATACAACAAGTCTACACTTGCAGATGGTTCTTCCAATCCACTATGGAAAGGTGATCCACCTCGTGACCCCGACGAGCGCAAGAAGTTCTTTCTTGATCTCAAAAGCTCGCAATACGAGGCATGGATAAAGCGATTGCAAGATGGTGAGTTCGATCAAGTTCCTGCCGAGTCAGCTCCATCTGAGCCTTCTCGCATAGAGCAAGACCCAACGCCAAATATACCACCTGCCCCTACCCCTAAGCCTGACCCCGAAGGTGTTGCAATCGTCAAGAAAGAGAGCAAGCCTCGCAAGCCTCTCACTAAGCCTAAGCCTGCCACGGATGAAGTTCATCCAATAGTTAAGATGCGTGAGGCGATCGAGGATATTGCCCGATCCGTTGTCGGTCCTGCTACCGATAACGATCTGCAGGAAAAGATCGACGAGCTTATCGAGTTCAAAAGCAATGCTGAGGCTAAGATCGAGAAGCTAACTATGGCACTCAAGGGTATGCACACTGCACTCAGTAATATGGGTAAGGCAGTCAACGACACTATTGATAAGAAACTAAAAGAAATTAAAAATGATTGAACAACTGATTCCACTACTTGCTACACACAAACTCAAGCTAGACCTAGAGCTAGATGGTGATGACATATGGGTTTATGTATTCCCTGAGTACAATGCGGATACCAAGGTGTCTGATAAAACCAAGGGTGTGCTCGAACAGCGATACATGCAAAGATACAATAAGGATAACCTTACTAACGAGAAAGTTGTTAAGGATATACTCTTGTATGTACATGTCATGTCTGAGGGTACAACGAGTATGGTGAATATTGCCAAACAGATGAAGCTCGAGTCTGATGCTTTGACCAAGGAACTCAAGGCGAAAGCTACAGGCAAGAAGCCTGCTCCGAAGCGTAAGACTAAAGCACAACTTGAAGCCGAGAAGCGTGAAGCTGCTCGTGCCAAGCAAGCCGAGGAACGCAAGGATGAGAAGCCACCCGCAGAGGAAGCTAATCGACTTGATACTGAAATCACCCCTGATGTATCAAATGTCACCAAGCAACCTAAGATTGTCGACAGGCTGAATGAGAAATCAGCAGAAGATAAACCTGACGGCGATGATCCACTAGGGTTAGGACTAGGTAGCATTGATCTGTGAGTAACACAACGACGGGATTCACTGGCGGTGAGCCAATGAAGATTGGAGACATAATCTCTTTGGGTTACGAGGTCGTTGATCTATTAGATCAATGCCCGACTAGCCTACGAGGAGTTCTAACTATCACGGACATACCAACGCACCTACGCAATCGTATGACCAATGAGGAATCACTCATCGTGCTTAAATTAATGCGCAATCGACAAAAGAAACAAAGGAGAAAACATGAGTTATCCAGAAAGAATATCACGTTGGACGGCTGATGAGGTAGCTGAATGCTTACCTTACAAGCAATTCCTTACGGATACACAACATCGATCACTATACTCAAAGCTATGGGCTTTTGTAAATGAATCCACCAGTCCCACACCAGTGGGTGGAGACGGCACAAATGGCACGGTTGAGTATCCTGAGCAAAGACTCAATCCATCCAATACGGATAAAGTTCCCCATTGGTGGGATAAATTAGAGTCACACGAACAAGAAGCATTACAACAATCAGTAGAAAAGGAGTTTAATTAATGACAGATGAAGGAATGAAACCATTACCTAGAATATTCAAATTCGGCGAACGAACACTTGAAGATCCAGGGAGGAACATGACACCTGAAGAGGTGGTAAGGCATTACTCACGACAGTATCCATCACTAACCAAGGGAGAAATCTCTAGCCCGACAATATCCAAAGGTGAAGAAGTCTATAAAATCGAAGGATCATACGGTACTAAAGGTTAAGGGAAGATGCTTGAAATTCTCATCCCAAATAGGGTTAAGGCTGAAACAAACAAAAGGTACGGGGAGGTTTACTCCCCGTGCCTGCCCACCCCTGTTTTAGAAACACCATGGGCATTACCTCAGTCTATCAAAGTTGTACGCGACACTGGCCTACGATATGAGAACACAAATAATTGCGTAAAAGATCAGAGACTAACCGATCTGTTTAAATCTTATACTGATGGAATATTCAGTGTGCTAATTGAAGATGCTCAATTATATGATGGCAGTATTATACCTGTAGCCAATACGTTTAATGATGGAAGTCAGTTTGCAATTGGTCCTCGACTAGAGCTACTCGAAAAGTACCACGGCATAGGCTCCGAGCTAATCGATCTATTGTCACGTAGTCCGGCATGGATAATGACACCTGAATATATCGATGAGTATCTAGTCGATATGTATGAACACCTAGGCAGGGTTGGTGATAAAGATAAAAAGAAACGACGCACTGGTCTACTTCCTAGCTTTGCACATAAACATAAAGTGTTCAGCGAGGTTCCAAAAGGTTTACCCTACAACCTATCTAAACTAATCGAGGACTGCCTACCGCGAGCTTTATCTCAAAGCTTTCTTGCTGCTACATCTGAAGGTGAAGAGGTTGGGTATTGGCCAATCGCAACATGCTCTTGGTATGGGTTTGAGCCTATGCTCAACAAGACAATGGAGATGTTCGTGTGCCAACAGCAATACGATGCGCAACACAGGCTCGAGGTACTTGAGGGTAATCCCGACATGGGTCAAGCATCAGATCCAACATGGATGGTGCTGGATGACATGATTATCTACCAACAGGAACACTTATACTCAACCTGTATACCTCCATGTCACAACGCGACGGAAATTGAGGACACTCTGTACTCAGTTGGACCGTTCGCGAGACTATTAAAATACTTATCACATGACAGACTTAATTGAAGCGAAGCAAAGCATAATGGTTTACCGAGATAGAAGTAGATCGATGTGCGTACTATTCGATAAGAAAGATGAGGAATGGGTAAACCCACGACCATTATCATCTGAAGATATGAAGGATCTAGTAGAAGGGCAAGCATCAGAACCGATAGTCTTGCCACCACAGATGCTATGGTATGAAGAAAACTTGTGCATGATATGGACATGCAAACCCGCTCGACGACCAATTAAAGTTAAGAATAAGGTAGGGGTTTACAGTCATCCACATCTAGTATTCAAAGTAACAAGAAGTCACGGGCATGACACGCTTAGTGTTGCTGTCCTGCCGATTGACTTTGATCGGTCGAATACTGATTCATACTCCGCAGATTCAACAAAGCTACTAGAGTTGCCCTATCGAAGTATTGATGTGCATGGAGGTTCATCTGCAATGGGATCATGCAATGTAACACTAAACAATCCTGAGTTCGCATACTCACTTCCCTGGCATTGTTGGGAGGAGTGGGAGAGAACATTCTTCAATAGCGGATTTAACTACCAACCCAAGAGGCGCAACCACCTTAAGGAAATTAACAAAACACTTACAGAATGGATACAATGCATAGATTAAAGAAAAATATAAGAAACATATCCGTATATGGGTGTGGTGGTACAGGCAGTCAGATGATTAATGGACTTGCCCGTATTAATCATGCTCAAAAACAAAGAAGGAAGCCTGAGATATATGTCACAGCTTATGACTTTGACACGGTATCTCCTGCTAATATTGGCAGGCAGGCATTCTTCCCATCAGATGTTGGCCACAATAAAGCCAAGATTCTGATCGATAGAGTAAATGCGTACTACCAACTAAACTGGAAGTATCGCACAGTAAAAGCACCTTCATCATCAAAAGATGATATGATTGTTTCGTGCGTAGATACTATTAAGTCTCGTGAAGATATAGCTAAGTCATGGCTTACTAAGGGAGCCTACATGATTGATTGTGGCAATTCACGCACATCAGGACAAGTCTTGATCGGTCAATTCGACGGAGACTTACCTAATGTATATGACGAGCACAACGACTTGATCTACGGAGAGGAACCGGTAGGTGAGGTTGGATGCGTAGATGAATACTTCGTGCAAGATCTATTTGTTAATAGTGTGGTTGCTATAAACGCCCTGAACCTTATTTGGCGCCTGCTGAGGTGGGAGAGCCTAAAGGTTCGGGGCGTATTCTTTGATACAGATGAAGGAATATGCAACCCGGTAAAAATATAATTATGCCAAGTCAAGGATACGATCCAATTAAGTCACGCAAGAGACTCGTAGAAGCAAACAATAAACACTTCACATACTTAGCTTCACTCAAAGGCATGACACTAAAGGAGTATATGGATGAGTGGAAACGTAAGTCCCAAGCCGCTGAAGTCAACCGCTACGAGAAAGGTATGCAGAAAGCAATTAAGTATGAAGATTACGAGCAAGCTGCACTTATTCGAGATTTCATTAAGCACCTAAAGCAAGGTAAGAGCCCTTGGAGTGGGCGCCACATTAGTAAGCACATCAAAGACTTTTTTAGATATTTATGACCACACGATACCTTGTCTCTAGTATGGGATATTGCTTATGCGATACCTCTACACAAGAGACATTACTATACACACACAATGACGCTACCAAAGCAGTAGCTCATTTAATAACAAAAGGAATAGAAGCAATAATAATTAAAATACAATATAAATAATGATGTACGACATATCCGAGAGGGACGGTAAACTCCGCACCTTTCCTGAATACGCACCTTCCGACATTAAGCTCGATCTTGAGTTGGTTGATGCTCGCACACCCATGAGCTTGGTCATCTCTCTTAGCGACCGCCAAAGACTTCAGAAATTAGTATCACACAAGAAGTGCCTCATCTCACCCGATGCCAAGGAATTAATTGATACTGCTCTTGTTTCATCCAAGAAAATTGCACGTCCATTGCGTCCACCTACATCCTACGAGAAAGTAGCTTATGTAGATGAGCGTAAGGAATTGATCTGCATTAAAAATGTAGATGATGTAGTTAGTCACACCAAGAATGGAGATCCTGTTCACCTTCAGCTTACATCTGGTGAGCGATATGCTTTCCGCTCTCGCAGGATGCAGTACCGCGAGCCATTCACTCGTACTAAAATGCACTACGATGAGGATTCGCGATCCGTGTCATCCAAGGTGCATCAGATGTCACTCGAAGGTTCTGACTTGGCGTTAACATTCCAAGATGACAGGGGTTGGACTCTCAACTTCAGGGATCACCCTACCCTTCAGACTGACCTTGACGAGTCATTACTATGGGAGTACTTCGCTGAACCCGATATCCCTACACTAGCTGATGAGACAAAAGATCAGTTCGAGCGAGCACTCAAGGTACTTAAGTTCATGGAGGTGCAAGGCAAGTTCAAGTTCTATCCCGGTCAGAATGAGTATATCGCACAAGCTGCATGTGCTGAGTCTGCTCAGATCGCAGCCGAGACGGGTGTGGGCAAAACTCTTATCGCCATATGCTTGGTGCTACTTAAGCAGTGCAGTCGTGTTCTGATCTGTGCTCCCAAGGGTACAGTCAAGGATGGTAAGACCAAGGCAGGCGAAGCAACTAGCCCATCCCAATGGGTCAAGGAGTTCAAGAAGTTTGCACCTACTATTCCTGTTCACAAGATATTCGGCAGGAAGGATCACGAGAAGTTACTCAAGGAGAACAATGGTGAGTTACCATTCGGTGTATTCCTTACCTATGATCATGTCATGTTTCGCAACGGCTTTGAGCGTCTACCCAATACATGGGCAGGCAAGAAGAAAGACCCTGAAGCATTGTATCGCAAGCATCTCAAGCAGATCAAGATTCCTGTGCCTGACTTATACACCAAGCAACTCGATGCCGAGGGCAATGAGTTGCTTGATGCTAATGGCAATACCCTCAAGCATACGAGAGATAACGAATGCTACCACATGAATATTGGTCACACTCAAGTCATTGACATCAGAGACAAAGGTGCACCAACAGGTGAGAAGCACGCAATCACATGTATATCTGAGCCATGCTTGGCTACCGAGATTGGTCACAAGTTTTGGGATATGGTAATCCTCGATGAGGCTCATCTTATCTGTAATCTTGACTCTCAGATCACCAACTCGATCATCAAGATGCAACCTAAGTACAAGTTTGCTCTTAGTGCTACACCGATACCAAATATGGTATGGAATATCTTCTCCCTTATGGGTTGGTTATCTGTGCCTAATTGGTACTTCGGTGATCGTTGCAACCCTCGTTGGCCGTACAAGCGTGATGAGATTGCTGACTTCAAGCGTGAGTTTGTTACCAATGAGCGTGACCTCACCCTAGAGATGATCAAGAGAAAGAATGGTGGTCGTGGTCCCACATCACTCAAGCATTCACCTGTGATCAGTCAGCCAGCAAAGCTACTCAAGTTGCTTCGTCCTACCGTTGCCTTCATCAGTAAGGCTCAATGCAACCCTGATCTCGTGAAGTCCAACATCATGGACATTCGTGTGCCGATGACATACCAGCAACGCGAGAACTACACCCACTACATGAACCCTGGCAATGTACCATGCAAAGATCCTAAGTTTCGTTATGGTATTCAGTTATCATACCTTCGTGGTATCGCAGCTAATCCATTCGATGCTGAGTACAATCTGCACAGCAAGACTAACTTCAACCCTAAGACTGTTGCAATACTTGAGATCATGTACAAGCACTTAGCTAAGGGTGAACAAGTAATCCATGTGTCTGCTCGTCAAGGTATGACCAATGAGTTACAGGAAAGACTTGCCGAGGGGGGCGTTAAATACAGTAGGATTGATGGCACTATGTCCGATCACGCTCTTGAGGCATCTAAGTTCAAGGACGGTAAGACACAAGTTATGCTATTCAGTATCAATTGTGCTCAAGCCTATTCATTTGAGCAATGCAAGAACCTTATCGTAGGCTCACTCGAATGGTCTTACGGCAAGTTCAACCAAGCACTGGGTCGTGTATTCCGACTCAATTCACCAGAGGATGTCAATGTATATGTCGTTCTTCACAAGAACAGCATCGAAGAGTTGATGTTCGATAAGGTTGGAACCAAGGAAGATGCTGCCACTATCTGCCTTCATGGTAAGCGAGTACCTCGTGAGGTAAGATCAACTGATGCGATGGAGGTTCTTGCCGAGCATGTCACCGGATGGGATAAGCTAGAGAAGGGCATCGAGTCGCATGAAGCTGAGGTTCTCGCACAGTGGGCACCGCTCAAGGAGAGGTTCTTAACTATCACGCGCACCGAGGAGCTTGGAATTACAAAGCACGATCAAGATGCAGTAAGTGAATTACTGTCAGAAATGGAAGACTTAACAATATAGATAGGGAATAATATGAGTGATATAGTAAGGAAATGTTCATCTGCTATCGGTATAGCAAACAAAAGCTGGCATGAAATATACGGACAAACAATGCTTGTTGATAAAAGTGTAACCGAAGCTTTAAGCGCATGCCATGTATCGAATAATTTCGATCAAACTAAATGGCCAAGCAAAAGTTTGAATATACGATTTGAGTGCAAGTATTACTACAACCTAACGATAAGTAGAGGTAACTGTGCTGATATAGTTCAAACTGCATGGAACTACGCTCATGCTATGCAAGATGACCTTGCTAAAGAGTACCTAGCTACACTTGCCGTTGAATGGGGGCCCGACGAAAATGGAATACCGCAATGGATGAGTGATGTAATTATGTATACCATGGAGACACCTCTTGGCTTATGCTTTGGCAACATACCTAGTGAGTGCGGTGAAGATCAAATCCGAGAAGGTATGACTACCTTCGTGGACTCGCAACTTAATGATTACAAAACTAGTCGACAGCAAGATATCATGACTAATCAATTCATGGATGCACTACTAATGGCATTGAAGGTTATAAATTATTCAGCGATTCCATACTTCGCTCCAACAAAAATTAATGTATGGGACAAAAAAGCACTAAAGAGTGCAAAAAAGAAATACAAAATCAAGACAAGTAAGTCTTTATACAGGGTTGTATATCTGCCTAAAAAGATTAGAGAATACCAAGAGAAGAAGGGTCACAAGAAAACCGGTCCATTAAAGAATGGAAGAGTGGGTCACCTTCGCACACTGCGTAGCGACTACTTCGTAAATAAGCAAGGAGAGGATGTCTTCATTCCACCCATAGCGGACAGTCAAGGCAGGTATCCCAAAATAATATACAAGGTTAAGAAACCCAAAGCAGCTTAGTAACACATAAATAATAGTAACATGAAATATAATATAAAAACAAAAGTAACACGGACATATGATGTCCACTTCAACGCACCAAACAAACTGACAGCAGACAAAGTTATGGATCAACTGGATGACCACCTAAGTTTTCAGAAAATCATGAAAACCCCTAAGACTTTTCCTGCACGCATTGCAGAGACAAGACTTGGTGTAAAGCTTGGAGTTAAAGATGTCATAGTTAAGGAAGATAATAGCTCACACTCGGTTGAAGAACCTGAGTCTATGGATCCAGATGACATTGCGATCAGAAGAGAGGTCGAACATTGGAATGGTAACTACAACTCCTTTGAAATCTACGACAAACTTCGGGATGAGTATAGCGAGTCACATCAAAGGAAGCTGATTAATTATGCAAAGAAATACTTCCATAATTGCCAAGAATTACAATACCAACTGCAGGATATGGCAGACACATTAGGCATAGACTTGGAAGAGGACGAAGATGAGTAAATGTGTAATATGCCACCCAAGAAATGACGAACGAGTTATCCCAAAATTCGTGCATTGCCCAAGGTGTGGCAAAGATTATCCGACTCGAAAAAATGGAGATATAGTAACCCGAAAGCAATCCATTTGGATTGAAGTAACGCACTGCGTTCAGCCTCATTGTTGGGGAAAAACTAACACTAAACTTAAATAAAATTATGAAAAAGAAATACGAAAAAACAGAAATACTAGAACTATGGACTGCCTATGAAGTAATGCTTCAGTTGCAGGAAAACGGACAGAAATATTCTAAAACTAAATATAGAAACGAACACCTCGCAAAGCATGAGGGTCGCACCCGCGGGAGCTATGAGGCATTCATGATGAATATCTCAACAGCTAGAGACAAAGGTGGGCTTCCGTTACTCAAGGGATACAAGCCATCCATGCCTAACTACAATCGTTACCTCGATAAACTTGTCGAAATGGCTCTGGAAAGGAAGGCGGCATGAAAGTAAGATATATAGCGCACTGCATAGAGGCAGGTGAGCGTTTCTTCTTCACATTTATAAGCGAGGAGACTGATCTTCGTAAGCTCAAGCGCATAGGCATAGATGAAGCATCCGGATGGGGTGCCGAGTGTATAAGTGTGGAGAAAGATACTAATCAAGAAAACTTAGACAAAGAAGATTGACACACGATAACTAGTGATACAAAGTAACACAAAATAATATGTAACCTATGAAATTGATACAAAGTGAAAAGACAGGAATCTATTCAGTTAGATTTAAAACACAATCGGGTAAAACAATTACCCGCAACCTAGCTACAGGCAGTAAGAAAGAAGCAATCATGATTGTCAAAGAGGCAAAGATTGAAGAGCTTGAAATGGCTGCCAAAATAAACGCCTTAACTAAGGATGCTATAGTGTCCATTGTGGCTGACAAAAATATTCTTTTCCAAAATTGTGTCAATGAATGGGTTGGTTATAGTAAAGTTAGATCAAGATCCCATAATACAATATATACACAAAGTGGGTTACATTGTGCATTTGCTGACAAAATGAGGATCAAGCATATATCTAGTGTAACTCCAAAGATTGTGTCAAAATGGATTAATGAACCTGACGACTCCGTATCACTTAATGCAAGGAAGCAACGACTTGCTGCCCTTCGGACTTTATTCTCTTACGCTGTAGCAAGTAGCTACATCATGAAAGACCCAACCGCTGGGGTAGCAGTCGATGGTTCCAAGTTATCCCACAAGCAAAAGGAAACCAAGACACGAGTGCCATTTACAAAAGCAGACTTTGTGAAAATAGATAAACATGCAGAAGGATTCATGAAGTATGCAATCAATCTCGGTTGGTGGACAGGTTTAAGAATAATTGATATATCAAAATTAGAGTGGGCAAGCTGGACTGAAGATCACTTAATCGTGCACACTGAAAAGCAAGATAAGAGAGTCAAGTTGCCATTAGACAATCCCATAATTGGCGGAGGTAAACTTAGGGATATGTTTAAAACAATTAATTTTGAAGATAAAAAATATTGCTTCCCTGATTGGGCGGAACTCGCAGATGACCCAAAGAGACGATCAAGATTTAGTGTTTATTTTAAACGATTTTTAGACCGAATGGAAATACAAGATAAGAGTTTTCATAGCTTTAGGCATAGCTTTGTAACTAGAACCAAGCTTGATTTTGATTCTTCTCTCGATAAGATTGCTGAATGGGTTGGTCATTCTCAGACGAAGACAACCGAGACTTATCTTCACTAGACTTTCCAAATAGAAAATCGTTATCAAATTGATTTGGGTTTATTCCTCTTCTTTCAAAAAATTCCTTATGACCACGGTCAACCTCCTCCTTGAGTTGCTCCCAAGTCCAATCACCCATCCAGCTCATCTTCAAGATCAATTTTCGAATCAAAATTAACTTCATTTTCTGTTTCCTCATCACCTAATTCAAAATACTCCTCAATAGCTTCTTCAATAGCGTCTACTATTTCTTGAGGCTCAAGGTCGCTTTCTTTCTGCCATCGATGTATGTGGACTTTAAACTCGACCGTACACTTTCTTTGTGGAGTCTCGTCGTCGGTCATTTTTTCTTTTTCCTATTCTTGCTTCGATTGCTTTTAACTGAAGAGCATGCAAGGTTAGATCTTTTATTATTTAGCGGGTTCCCATCTTTGTGGTGTACATCTTTTCCAGCAGGACATTTTAACTTTCTACGCGCTTTGTTTCGGTTAGATCTTCTTTTGACCTGCTCAGGCTTTGTATTGTACTTTCTTTGGTACTTACTGCGAGTACTAGCCGTTGAGCTTCTATATCCTTTTTTAGGCATAATTTAAATTCTCTATTATTATTTCTTCAATAATCTCAGATAAATCAGGATCTTCCACTTCTGTGTATAGGGTTAAATGTAAACCCTCATCGTGATTTATAATAATATGGGTGTGCATTGATTATAACTTACATGTTCGTGTTACATTAATGCAAACTATTTTGCTCTGATTGCGTCAATTATTGGATCGCAAATACTCACACCGTCCTTGGTTGTTTTATTTGCACTAAATCTAAGCCAGATAGCACCCGTTGGCTTCGGTGGCCCTCCCCTCTCAATATGCCATCCACCATAGCCATCTCTGTACTCCTCCTTATATGTGGGTACCTTAAGGTGCAACTGCTCATCATGGTAAACCTTCCCATGGTTACTGAGCCTTAATCTCGGTATGGGAAACTGCCATTCATTATGTGTATGACCAGTTGCCACTATGTGAGCGTCGGGAAGATAAACAGCTTGCCTATTAGTCTGAATTACCCCTTTTGTCACGGGAGCATCACCACCATAACCATGATGATACCATAAATTTATTGTCATACACTGTCCAAAAACTAAGAGTTGAAACTTAACCCAACCACTAAATCCACCAACTTTAATTTTCGAGCCTGTTCTATCGTTAAGCATAGTAACAAGTCTCTCAGTTAAGTTTGTCTCATGTCTTTTGGATATGTTTGTCTCATGATTTCCTGGTGCCATGACTGCAAATAGATCTGCATATGGTGCGTAAAAATCAGCAGCAGTTGTCACTAGCGCATCTAGGTAATCACCTTTCTTATGCTCAGGCTTCAAGTCTCCCTTGTATGATCTTGGATCGTACTTCCCCTGCATAGCACAAAACAAATCTCCGCCGTCTATTATAATAGCATTTCTTTCGCGAGCTTGCTCGAGGTGTCTTTTCTCCATTACATTATTAGACTTTGGATTATCATGGTGTCTATCAAAGCTCAATAAAACCCAAAAGGAATCTTTTTCCTTTGTGGATTTAAGGGCGTGCTTTACGAAGTGAACATTTCTACTCTTCTCGATTACTTGAGTAGTTCCGGGAGGTATTTTTTTTACTGGCATATTATTGGATATACATTAGGGCGCTTGATCGCCGTGCCTCTTCTAGCCTTGCACGATTTGATTTCTCTCGAGACACTTTTGGAGTGCCACCAATTAATCTCAAGTAGTGTTCGTGAGAAGCAATAGCTTGTTGAATTTGACCCTTAACTTCAGGATCGAGAATATTTAAAAGGTTCTGCCAGTCAGCATCCTTCATTGTTCCTTGAGTGATGTTGCCTTGAATAGCTCTATCTTTAAATGCATCAGCTACATACTTCGCAGGGTCATCATCGCGACCTCTTTCATCAAGGTATATCTTCGCTGCGTCCAATGCTTCTTGGTAGTTTGCTAAGAATGACTCACTATCTCCAGCAAACGCGGCGCGTGCCATCTGCCTAGTATTAATAGACACCCCTGTCTGCACTCCCCCACCTTTACGGGGGGGTCTCAATGGAAGTCCCATTAAGAATGCAGTTTTCTTGATATGATTACGCATTCCAATGTAGTTGGCTACCCTTCTTTCTTCTGAGTCTATATCAAATAAAGCACTCGTGAGATCCATCATCTGTATAACAGAGTTACCCCCTACCCCGTAGGCGATAGGTCTCCCTACCATTTGCCAATCGAACTCGCCTGCAGTTGCCCAAGTTCCCATGGCATCGTAAATATTTTTAAACATTGACCACGCAAAAATCCTACTATCGAGGGATATCTCTCTAGCCGCACCGAAGGGGTCTCCTTTTGCAAAAAGCCCATTGGCGAGATCCATACCCATGCCAAATGGTACACCTGCTTTAGCCATCCTTGATGTGATTGCATACACTGTGAAGTTGGGGTCATCAGCCGCGATGAATGGACCAATTACTGGAAGAGCTGCCCAAGGAGAAATAGGAGGTAAATTATTAGGCTTTTCTAACATCTCCTCATCGTACCAATCTATTAGCATTGCAAATGAAAGACCGGTCGGAACATATACTGCTGACATCATACCTATGTACTTCATTAGCGCACGCATCGTTCCGATCCGATCACTTGGATCACGAAAGATTTGGTCTAGGTCTCTTGACATTTTACCTAGAGGCCAACCTAAAAAGGTGCTGAAGTATTTTAGGAAATCATTTGTGTATAGTGCAGATGGCTTAGAGTTAAAACCCTCACCCGATACATTATTCATTGCCGCCTGATTGATCAGTAAGCCCATTCTCTCATCAATAGGTAGCGCCTGCTTGTCTGTTTTCTTGCGATCTAAATAATCAAAAGCTAAACGAGATACTGATGGTGCTCCTGAGTTAATTAGCATTTCATTCGCTCTTATGTAACCATCTTCTTCACCAATGATCCACTCCCCCATCTTGTTGCCCATGCCTAAATCTTTAGCTGAAAGCTCAGTGTACTCAGTAAGTCCTCTTTCTTGTATTACTTTTGATGCTTGTAACACTAGGTCACTATAGGTGTGTATTGCCCCAACTCCAACTGAGTGGTTCACCACATTATTTACATACGGAAAGATTCCAGTTATCAATGACAAGGGGTCAATAGGTGCCCTAGTCCCATCTTTTCTATACTGCTTGTGGTGGGTTGAGAGATTTTTAATATACCTAATGTACTTTTTCATCCCTAGTTGCGGATGATTCTTAATTGATTCAGCTAGGTCTCCTCCCGATCCAATCATTGAGTTGTACTCACTGAAGGGAAGTTGCATCTCCTTGAGATTAAAGTGAGTCTCATTTAAGTACTGTGCATATCGACTTGTTTTGCCTAACTCAACACCCATTGCCTCAAGCATGCCACCAAATGTTTGGTCAACAAAATTACCAAGAGCACTTACTGTTGCTTTACCCGCTATTTTATTTAAACCCCTGAACGCATTGGGATACTCGAATAATGATAATGCCTGGAAAAATGATGACTTAGGGTTATTCAATACAGACATTGACTGCACACCAAGAATATCCATGAGCAGGTTTGCATCTTGATATGGTCCCGCCACATTCCCCTTTCCGTAATATTTACCAAGATGATCAAAAGCTACATCCATTTCGCCCCTAGCAATTGACTTGCTATACAGCTCATTCCATTCTTTTTCAGCATTGGTTGAGCCTCTCCTTCGCATAATGTCATATGCTTTGCGCTTAACGGATCGAGAGTAGTGGTGCTGCGGTTTGTTGTGGTCACTATTAGTAGCCTCTGCCATTATTGCATTAAATGTCTCAGCCGCTTCGCCTAGTGTTTGTTTGCCATCTCTAAATGCAGCATTTGCAGTATCTCCATTCCTCCCGAAATGAGAGGTTGCAGACATAAGTGCCAACCTAATATTGGATGAAACTTCATCGTACATATTATACGAAAAGAACTCTTTTGGTAGTCTATTATCGACACCCCGTGCATCCAGACTCTGTGGTGTATTTCTCATGCTATCACCCGATTGCATACCATCCACTTGGTTGGATATTTTCTTAGCAGTACCTTCTAATTCTCTAAACCTTTTGAAGAATTGATTCAGGAAGGCATACTGCCATTGAACCCGTGCTGACTCCGATGTGTTTTCTGAAAGCTGATTGAAAATATATTCAGCCATAGCGTACATATCTCCACCACTTCTTTCAAACGCAGTAGCAACAAAAGAGTTACCCATTGGCAACATATCTCCCTCTGAATCTTTAGGACCACGAAATATACTCTGCCTTACATCTGAGTTGGTGTAGGGCTTCACAAAACGCTCAACTATTTGATCATTAAATAACGCCTTATAGATATCTTCCATTCCTTCGGGCGTCTTTAATTGCCTAGCCTCATCCAATAGACCTTTTACTTCATCCCCGTGCCAATTAGCCTTTTTCATTAAGGCATATGTATCACGAATATATCCATTATTAAGGCTTCTGGGCAATGTCGCATACCCCATATCCATTGGCAGTCTATACAGATCCACCATCTCGCCATTGACGAATGACTCAACTTGAACATCTTCGTCGCGTATTCTATTATTTAACCTTTTATTTACCTCTGCCTCCCAATCTCTAGCAGTAAGTGCTTTATTGACCATATCGATAATTAGCCTACGGGCATCATCGTCTAATAATGATCTATCGGGTATATTTGCGTTAGACTTTAGGTGCTTCCACAATTGCTTAAACCCTTCCTCTTCCTTGCCTGCATACTCAGGGTGATTATCAAACCACCAAAAAATGTCTTGGTATAAACCCGTGTAGATTTCATTGCCACCTAGTTTAAGTTTACTCATCACCCTATGAAGGGATGCATTGAATTGTTTAGCGTATGCTTGCGATTGACTTGCGTAGTTCCGGTAGGTTGCCACTGTAGCAGTTGACATTTGAGATAGCTTCTTTCCTTCGTAACCTAACTTTGCAAACCTTTCGGTGAGACCTTGCAGTCCAGCATACCATGCGGCACGCTGAATGTGGAACTGCTCTTCCATGATTGGCTCAGTAAGTGCCATTAGTGCCTGCTCCCTCATGATCTCGAACCAAGGTTCGTGTCCATGTTTTTTAATCATGTCGGGATCTCGGACAAACATAAGGGTATCTTTATTTGCTTTAGCAAATCCATCTCGATCCATGAACTTACCGTTCTTGATCTCTACCTTATAGTTTGATCGCTCCCACTCACCATTAACCTTCTTCATGGTTATTAGTGTTACACCATCATAAATATTCACTGGCTGTAATTCACCTAACGCCATGCGCAATCTGATGCTTCTATTCTCAAGCATACTATTGATCTTACCATTGACCTCTTGGCGTGCTTTTTCTCTTTGCAACTTAGCCATACTCTCAAGCTCTCTCTCTTTAAGAGTAGCGAAATGTTTGAGTGGAGTTGATAAAGTACCTGGGAATTTTATATCTACTCTATCAATCTCTTCCTTGGACTTTGCCCTAGCTATTGCAGTTGCTGCATCTTTAAATTTTTCTTCAGTAGTGCCTATCTTCCCTTTGCTTAACCGAAGGATAGCCATGACATCTTTACTTTCTCTGATTGTACGTAACACGGCATACCTTAATGCTTTCTTATTAAGGTTATCCCCTTGTATTACCTTAAGCCTATCATCGGTCAGAGTTTCTAAAAGTTTATTAAATTCTTCTTTTGAGTTAAGCTCGATCTCACCATTACCCCTCTGATCTACTGCATCAACTACTGCATCTAACACACCCATGAGTTGCTCTTCACCCATGTTCCTTATGTTATTTAAATTCTCTTGTGAGAAGCCTGAGTTGGGTAACGCCTTTACATACTCCTCAAGTATTTCAAGTTTGGTATTGGATAACCTGCTCTTAACCCTTGCTGATAACTTATCTCTTGTTGGGAACTTACCTTGCAAGAGGTCGGCATATATATTTCTGCTATCAACAACATCTTGCTCAATGCCCTCTACTAGAATTGTTGATCGGCTACCTTCCTTACGTGCTCTTTCACGAACCTTCTCAAGGTTCATTATTGCCTTACGCACACCCCAACTGCGAGCAATCTTATTTAATCCAGCATTATCTAAGGTTATGCCATCAGTTGACTTGTCGTGCTGTGCAAGTTCTTTATCAAGCAGTTGTTTGATGTCTGCTATTCTAGTAGTTCCCGGTTTTCCGTATGTCTCCAAGAACTCATCTAGTTCCATGCCTAGCTCTTCACCATAGACTCGATGAACCTTGACTAGTTCTTTTATTAACTCATTAAATCCCGCCGCATTTGCCTCTGCCATGACCAATGCATTATCGTCAGGTCTAGCATTTGCTGGTCTAGGTGAGTCGTTCGATGTTGGGTTTTTGAACTGATTCCCTTGGACTGTGCCACCACCCATTACTGCGTTCATGGGTGCATTCATGCCTAACTCTTCCCCTGTTATTCCCAGTTCATCTTCAGCCGAACGCTTTAATAACTTTATGTCAGCACCGGGTACATAACCAGGAATATTGTACAAATCAAAGATTGTATCCAATATGTCGCCAGGGTCATCTAGTTTATCGAGCTTGGCCTCAAGGATCTTTACCATGCTACTTTCTTGCTCAATAATCGGATCAATGATGTGGATGTTGCCATCCGCATCCTTTATTGCATTGTCTGGCCTTAAGTCTGACAAATTGATGTCATTACCAAGCGTGGAGTCGAAGCGTGGAATTATTCCAAGGCTGGCAATGTGATTTGCAATTTCATCTTCAGTTACCTTAACACCTTTTATGTATGGCTGAGATACAACTACATTAACACTTTGATAAACCTCGGTTAAGTCAGCGTTTGCTGTATCCCTAGATACAAAACCTTCTAACTTATACGCAGTCGTGGGGAACAGGAGATTATGTATGATTAACCTATTGAGGTACGCGACCGTATCCCCGCCATGGATCGAAAGAGTGTTTCTCTTGAACACCCTTTGGGACTCTTCGTCTACATATATATCACTTTCAGATCCACCTGCGAGACCATCTCTGTCGGGGAACTGACCGATTCCATATTGTTTTTCGTAATACTTTTTATGTTTTTCCTGAAACTCTTTGTTATTTATTAAGAGTCCGTTTTCTTCTGCGTACTTGAGGACTTCTGCGTCTTGCTCCCTTTTCCTTTCCGACGAGATGATTTTGCTCCCCGTATCATCTTCTCTTGCTGACGTGCTTCCTCTAAGGTGACTCGCGGCATCTTCGAGAGTACCTCCTGTGCCGTCTCGTGCTGTTTCCTGTGAAATTCGTTCAAGTAAATCATAATAATCTAGGTTGATGTCAGTTTTCTTAAATGTTGCCGCTAATGTCGATATGTTTCGTAAGTTAGCCGCAGCTATTTCTTCAGATAATTCGGTAGATTGGTTTGCTATTTCAGTTAATTTCGCAAGCTCTCCTCGTGCATATGTTAATGCATCTGGTGTGCGTGCAGTATTAAAACCTAACCTAGCTAACAAATTAAATATATAATCTAATACTGTGCGAAGTTTAGATTTTGGTGGACGCATTGACTTGGGCAGTTCTGTATTTGCCAAGAACTGTTGAAACTTAGAGTCACTTGCTAGCTCGGAGAAAAACTCATCAATTGAGGATAAGCCATAAAAATTATCTAAGCTCTTTCCTTTCTCTCGAAGGTAGGGGAGGAGTGTATTACTAATGTCATTCCATACCTTGCCTAATGCCTCAGCATTCATGTTGTACTTTTCGGGCAATCCATGTTGCTCGATCATGTCATTAATTAAATCCTGTCTGCCTGATGAGTATGCAAATCCAAGGTCTAATGCTGGTCGTGTTACAGCATGAACTGCTTCGTGTAATATATCGGCCGCAAGCATATCTTTTGCTGAATGCTTGTATGAATTATTAAATGCCTCAGATATAATAATTCTTTTTTCCTCATGAAGAATAACCGCCTTGTTTAATATTCCTTTTTCAGGGGAGGCATATTTTCGGAAATTGTCCCATGACATGAACTCAATGGTAAAGTCTTGCAGTACAGAATTGTCTAACAATCGTGCTACATTTGCTATTGTTCCTAGCTTGGAGTTTTTTATCTGATTTAGTGCAGTTGTTAATGCGAATGACACATCCATACCATAGGGGGCAAACTCATTCATGGCTGACCTGCCCTCCTCGACTAATTCAGGATGAGCGAGTAATGGGTTATCTGGTCCCGACATATACGACTGCTTGGCTGATCTGGCATTCTGTATAGACTCTGTATTTGTAGCCTCACTTACTACTACCACTTGGTCTTTTGTCACTTCACCCGTTGTTGGATCAACTAAGTCATCTATTCGCTGTTGCCCTGAGTTTAGCTTCCCACCCTCTAATCCGTCATTATCAAATCTACTTGCCTGAAATTGAGTGAGCGCCGAGGCTGACTCTTGTGTTACAATGTAGCTTGAGTTAACGAGCTTTCTTAAATGATCTCTAAGTAGAAGTTCTCCACTCGATTCTTCAAATTTCAAGTCCGACTCATAAACTTCATTTAACGCGTCAAGTAGCTCCTCTTGATCGTATAGTCCATCGGGATCGAGCAATGGAAGTATATCTTTAATTCCTAAACTTTTAGCATTAGTTACGGGAGTAACAGCAAAGTCATTCATTAATCTAAAGAATCTTTTGTATCCTTCGGATTTTGCATGATGCCCGATTGCATTAAGTACATGCTCGAATATTTGAAATGGCTCTGCATTTCCGGCTAACGCTTCCTGCGCAAGATATATAGATCTTTTGCGTATTACCTCTGTACCCTTTTTGCTAATCAGTTCTTTATCTGAAGCAAACTCAAGAACCTCTTGCATTTTCTGCCTCATTGGCAGTTTCTTCTCATCCGCTATTTGTGAAAAATCAGTAATAAAATCACTACTACCTACCCTCTCAGCTTTGAATGCATTACCTACATTACTTTCGTACAGATATGCTATAAAGTTATCGACCACATCAGCATGTCGACCATCCATAGCTCGCTCTCTTTTTTCAGTAATGTGTGACTCTAAAACCTTCAGAAATCTAGCTTTATTTTTAATGGAAAGAACTAGGCTGACCATGTCCTCTAGCGACATGTCTTGAAATCTAATCGCACCTTCGCTCTCAAGATCGGATAGATCACCCTTGTCTTCAGCTTGAACTTCAACTTTATTACCAAGTTCGTCTGTCTCTATTGTAGTACCAGTGGCAACAGAATCTTTCCCAGCCTTAACTTGAACTTCAGAACTATCACCGCCCTCTATCGCATCTTCTAATGTTTGATCTACAAAGTCTTCCTTTTCATCTCTCTGATCATTATTGATCATCTCAAGGGCATTACCACCAAGAGTATTTTTCTGCCCTGGTTGCTGTTGAGCGGATAAAGGCATAACCCTTGTATACTTATCATTATAAATTTTATCTGCTTCGTCTGCCGTTTTCTCTCCTTTATCAACTTGTTCGGCAAGTCGATTCCTAAACTCAACTAATTCTTTAAGATCTTTTTCTGAAATAGTTGCTTCAGTGTATGACTTAACTACCTCTTTTTGTTTTGTAATTTTTTGAGATAATTCCCTACGCTTATCATTTAGTTCCCTGACTCTGTCATTGGCAAGATCCTGAGCTACTTCCTGTATTTGCTTATCAGGAGACTGCATCTCTGCTATCTGCTTTAAAAACTTATGGGCTTTCCTTGGGACAGCAGCAGTTGGTACCTTATCCTTGCCCGCTTCAAAGTTTTCCATATACACAGCAGCAAACGACTGAATATGCTCTGGTCTAATTGCATTATTTCCCTTTCTGAGCGTTGATACCTCGCCTCTGATTATCTCAGAAAATATCGTACGCATTGCACTTGCAATTTTCTTTGGGTCAGCACTACCCTTTTCCTTAACTGTACTGCCTCCCGTCCACTCAAGACCGAATGCTGAGATCAAAGACCTAAGTCGCATTGCTTCCGACTCACCCTCAGGAGCGGTCATAGGAGGTATGGTCTCAAGTACCTTCTCCGTTGATGAGAAATCTACAAAAAATAAATAATCTTTCGCCCTACTTGTGTTCTTGGTTTCATCTCCATCTCCCCAGTCACCCTCGATGAACCCATCATCGTTATCCTGTTCAACGCGGTCTTTTGCAAATTGGAGATCAAAGTCATCTGGCCTGCTTTTTTCCTCTATTTCTGAGTCAAGCTCATCGCGCTCAGCTTCTAGTTTTTCTAACTCTTCTTGCGCAGCTTTGGCTTCCTTGGACAACTTAGTGCCTTTAGCCGTTTCTTCTTTTACCTCTTCATTTTCTAGTGCCTTGGAAATCGTTTCGTTTCCTAAAAAATCTTCTATGTTTTCAAAGAATAAATCTACATCACCAACCTTACTTGTAGATGTTATCTTACCAATGATTTCATAATAAGAACCCCTGCCATTATTAAATGTGTCAGCTGTAGTATTTTTACCAGGTGTGCCATTTATCCTTATGTACTTTCCCGAATCAGAGTTATAGGCTTTTATAACAGTCAGGTTACCCGATCTACCTAGTCGTGCTGTAACCACTCGAATACTGTCATGCGGGTACTTGTTGTCATTGTTATTTCGTTGCCTAAGAACCAAGGTCACTAGAGTGCTAGCATCCCTAGTCATATTCTCTTTTAAAGCATTCCCCTGTGCTCTTGATTCTGAATCTATTCCTTTTCCGAGATCTCCTGATTCCTCATCGATTTCTATAGTCGATATAGGAAATGGTATATCTCCTTTTTGCGCATCAAGTTCCTGTCTTTGAGAGCTATCAATCTCTAATCCCGCAATGTCGTAAAACCCTTTTTCGATACTTGCGTTGTATGTTTTTCCATTTATCTCAACTCCGTAAAAAGGTACTAGCAAACTTTTCCCCATGTTGGGTCTTAAGCTTTGCTTTCATGAAATCCCGAACAGAGTTAGATAATTCATCTACGCTAGTTGCTGAAACCTCTTTGCTTTGCTTTTTATTTTTACCCGTCGTCCAAAGCAATTTTACCTTGGTATCTTTATTAAACTCAAAATTGTCTTTAGCTACGAAAGTAACCTGCCCTGTTTCCTCATCTTTCTCTTTAGTAAATAAAAACTCAGGCTCTGTTAGTACTTCTTCTGATTCTTGTGTAACACTACTAGCTCCCCAAAAGTCATCTGACTGACGCTCATTCCATAAATCGCTTAACTCTTTATTTACTTTTGGCTTAACCTTTGGTGTGGCTTTGGGCTTAAGTTGATTAGGCTCGTACTCAGTTATTTGCCCGGATGCATCTTGCACAGCAATCATGCCCTCAGATGTGATTTCTTTTATCACACCTACTTTCCCGCCTGATCTTTTGATCTCTACATTATTATTAACCTCGATCCAATCCGTCTTATTTGATTGCTCAAGCCTCTCCTTCTTGACCCTTTCAGCTTCCTTTAAATCAAAATCATTATCTAACTTCGTGCCCAATATCCACTCATGACTACTATTAAGAACCCCTGCCTTACGAAGAATGGCTTTTGTTTCAGCTCGATATAATCCAGCATCCTCACCAAGAGCTAATTTAATTTGCTCCCTAGAGTTACTTGCAAATCCACCTGTCTTATTTGCTCGTGCAGTATTTTGGGACATGCCATCAACCCCATCAATTTTGGCAAGAGCTTCCATTTTCTTGAATAACAACTCTGCATCCCTGCCCGCTTTCTCGTTAACCTTTTCTACCTTTTTACCATTTATGGTAATATCAATTACTGGAACACTAGCAGTGGGCTTAGGTACCGTCTTGCCACTTGGAGTGACATAAGTATTCGTGTTACTCTCTTCGTCATCTGAATCCTCGGGAGCCTCGGGAGTTGATGCAACTTGATCATCTTGCTCAATAGGAGAAGACAAGGAAGCTATAGGAACATTTGTTTTGAGTGTTCCGTCTTCCATTTTTACGACTGCACTATCACCAACTACTCGATCAACAACACCTTTACCACCCAATGCAATTTGCACAGTATCTCCAGGCTGGAACCGTGCATCTTCACCACGCTTTTCCTGAATGTCCTCAAGTAAATTCTTTTGCTTAAATGTAGTCGGATCTTCAGATACAGGTGCGTCTGTATCAACATTATTATCGGCTGTATCTTTTGGCCCACGGATAGCTCCAATAGTTGTAAATTGAGCACCACCTACAGCACCAAGCACGCCTGCGTCAAATAATCTACTTAACTCTTGTCCGTCAAATTCTAGCTCCTGCCCTCTTCCAAACTTTTCAGCCGCAATGTTTATAAACTCCTGCGTTGCCTCTGTACCACCCTCAAGAAATACACCTTCGGGTAATCCAAGTAGCAATCTTTTGTAGTACTTTTTAGCAACTTCCTTAGGTGCTCCTGTTAGTTTTCCAAGTAGTGTGGCTGCACCAATAAAATCTAATCCACCTGAAGCTGCTCCAAAGGTAACGGCAATACTCTTTGCCCTTGTTGGATCAATGTAGTCTTTATCATCAGGATCAAGTTTAGTGTTTTCGTATAATGATGTGTAAATCTCACCCTGCCCTAATCCAATAGAGGATACTGCAGTTGCTGTTAATGAACCTGTGGCAAAACCTTTTCGGGCATTTGCTTTAACACTCTCTCTCATTAAGGCTTCTACTGCATCTCCTGCACTTCCTTCTAACCTTTCTCCTATAGTTTTACTTATAGCTTTTTTAGCTTGTTGCTTTGCTATTCCGTATCCTATTCCTCCACCTGCTAAGTATGCTCCCGCGGACTCAACTACAGATGGTGTAGCTTCACCCATGCCCCCAGCAAGAAACCTTGCAACCTCTGCCGGATTACTCCATCGCACATCACTTGCACGCTCTATGGTCGGCTTATCCTGACCCGCTTTTTCAGATAGGTCTGCCGCTTTACCCATAAGGGATTCTTCAACCCCGTCTAAACCTAATGCCCCTGCTCCTAATCCAAGCGCACCTACCCCCGTACTAGCTAATCCATAACTAGCACTTTTGATGCCCGAGGAAAATTCATCTAAGTAACCCTGATTTGGATCGGGTCTATTTTTAATATCTAAATATGCATTAGAAAAGTCACTACCATAGCTAGAAGAGATTTCATCATTGGAAAATCCATTCCTTTCATACTGCTGACCAAGAAAGTTTGTTAACTCTTCATTAGTGTAATTGTCAACATTCTTACCTTGCGACTTTGACCATCTGCGGTACCAATCAACATGAGAATTACTAGGATCGTTATTCATTTTATTCCTGCCTCAAGCATCGCTTGCGTGGCATTTATTGGTGTGCCTTTTTTAACTGGCTTTGAAATTGATTCAGCCTTTCCCCATCCACGGGATATTCGATTCGGGGGCACTTCCATTTGCCCTGTCTCAGGATTAAAAACTCTACCATTTAGTGCATCATGAAAACCATCCACTCCACCTTCTTTAAATCCCTCAACTGTATCTCTATTTACATACCTCGATGTTATTGGGCTAAGTGCTTGAGAAGAAGCCATACCACCGACAATTGATCCAGCAACCATTCCGGGCACTCCCAATGGTGCCATTGCAGTACCAAGAGCTAATGCGCCAGGAGTTGAGTTAATCCCCTCCTGAACCATGCTTGTTTCAATGCTTGTTCGGTCATCTGTCGGAATCTGATATTGAACAGGATCGAAAGACTCTAACTTAAGGTATAAATGTTTTCTTAGATCTTTTATAGCCAAATCTTTTTTTTTGCCAGCGGGCATAGACTTAATTTCCTCAAGTCTCCGAAGCTTTTCCTCCCTTGTCATCAACGGGGTGTTAGTGGGTTAGCACCCCCTTCGGAATTAAGTGTTGCGTTAATTTCTTGATCCGCAAGAACCTCATCATTAATAATTTGAACTATCGCTGATTGAGTAGCATTAAATTCCGCAGCTTCCTTTTTACCTTCTTCTACTTGAGCCGGGGTATACTCCCTTGAATCCAACCACTCCAAACCAGCTATAAAAGCTGTTCCGTATGCACCAATCTTTAGAGACTTTTTTAATCCGTCGGGCATTCTAGCATTTCCCTTTGAGTCCTTAAATGAACTGAACCCTTTTTTTACCATTCTACTTGCCCATCCTTTTTGATTAGCAGCAAGTTTCTTCCGCATGTCATCTACATTCATTTTAGCAATATCATCATCAGACATCTTTAAGTCTGGAGCGTATCGCGATTGAGCATCTTTAAAGACTTCTATTTTAAGCGACCTCATGTTTTTAGCATTTGGATACTTTTCTTTAATGTCTGCAGAAATATTTTTCCCAATTTTATCAGCACTTGTTTTGGAAATTTCGTCTGTTATTAATTTAGTAGCTAAAACCCCACCACCAACTTTTGCCACATCTGTTGAGGTTGTATTATCTATAAATTCACTTATTGCTCCAGGGATAGCTCCTGGCGTACCGTCTGGATTATTTAAGATTAAGTTAGTGTTGTTAGGGTCAGTCTTGTCTATTATAGGGTTTATCGGTGGAACAAGAAGTCCTGAGTCTCTATCTACATTGACAGGGAACTGTGGCTGAACTGCATTATTTAAACTAGGCGAGTATCCCAATTTGGTTATACTTGCTAAAGTTGCATTGAAGGAATCGTTTATTTGTTTACCCTGTGCATATGTTGCCGCTGATGCATCCTTTTGAGCTTTTGCTTCGATTGTAGCAAAATTTGGATTACTCCTGAGTAACCTCATCGCAGTGCTTGTATATTCGGGTGAACCTACCTTTAGTTCTTTCCCTGAAAATCTACTTGTTTGATTTGGTCCGAGCTTTTTATTTTGCTCATCTACCCATGCTTGTCTAATAGCAGGATCACCTAGTGCATATGCTTGTTGATTAAGCAACTCAGAGTATGTTTCCTGTTGATACTCTAGCCCTTTTCCCTGATCCCATGCATTCTTTCGCTGAAAAATTCTACCTGCAGGTTCTCTTAAATCAGCAAATTGATCATCTTTTAAAATCTGCAAAGCTTTAGCCTGTTCAAGTTTATCTTTGTTTTCTCGATCTTTTGCTATTAGTGCACGATTTTCTGCATCAAGTAGGGTTTGCCTGTTAAGTTGATTTGTTTGTTTTGCAGTGTCTAATGCATTCTTGTACCTAGTTTCTTCCCTAGCAATTGCTTGCTGATTCTGCAAAGCATTAAGATCAACAGCTTGTTGTCTTTGTCGCTCTTGATTAAGTGCAGTAAAGTCTCTTTGTTGCTTGCGATCTGCATACATATTTGGATCAACGGCAAGCATTTGTGGCGTTGGACCATCCATACGTGTCCCAATTTGACCCGTGTTTAACTGTTGTCTTTGTAAGTTTTGAGACTGATTTACCGCACCCGTTGGTTGTATTGCAGACGCTCTATTTTGGTTTGAAGCCCGTGCGGCTTGCATTGCTTGTAGTGGATTTATCATGCTGGTCGAGTTGGGTCAGTAAATGGTCTATTATCATTATCATTATTACCTCCTCCGAATATTGATCTAGCTCCACTTACAATTTGCGGAAGATTGCTCAGAGTATTTTGCCAGCTAAATCCACCTCCTCCACTTGTAGGAGCAGGATTATATTGTGTGACGGGCGTAGGAAGTAATCCGGTTGATGTATATGGAGATGCTGTTCGTATTAACCCTCCTAATGGATCAAGACCCGCGTCTGCAATTTTACCTGGTAGTGCAGCTGCTTGACCACCTAGCGAATCAATAAGCCCCGTGTTACTCAATCTCATGTTTATAAGCGAGTCTGTTAAATTTCGGTCATCATCAAGTACTGCTTGATCAATACCCAAGTTGCTACCCTCTCCCATAAGAGTTTGATCACCATAATCTAAAGCCCTAAGCCTGTTCTGTAAGTTTGCTTGCGAGCCATAAACTTCTGCAAGTGCAGGGTTCACCTCTGCCAATCTTTCGTTACGCGCAGCTTCTATCTCACTACCTTCCCGAAGCATTGATGCAAGAGATCCTGCTTGATCTGCACCTCGTTGTGCTGAAATCATTCTGCTTGCCATATCCTGACCAGTTCCACCACCGCCCATTCTATTTAAAAGCCTTCGATTATTAGATGCTTCTTGTGTTGCCGCTGCTCGCTCGGCGGCGGCTTGAGCCATTCCACCTGTAACACGACCATCTTGCAAGGCATCAAAACTTCTATTGGTATAGTCTACCTGACTGTTAATTGAGTTTCTAAGTGCGTCAGCGTATCTATCGCCTTCACCCAATACATCATCTACAAAGCCTTGGTTAGATAGAGCTGTCCTCGTGTTTAATTCTTTTTGCCGATCAGCTAAGCCCCTAAATTGATCTTGAAATCCTCGATACTCAGATTCTACACCATTTGGATCATAAATTGACCCTGCAGTATCAAGTGCACCTTGAGACATATCCTTAAGTTTGCCATAAACATTGTCTTTGTAGTCCTGCATTAGCTCTTCAGAGCTACCTACCATATCACCAAAGTTAGTGCCTACGCCTTCAATTCCTTCATTAATTGTATCACCCGTACCCCGAAGCCAATCTGGAAATGGGTCAAGGTCTTGACCGCCAACTGAAAAACCATCGATGTATTCAGCATCACCCGGTGAGGCTAAAAGATTTGTAATCTTGGCAGTGTCAGATGGATCTATAATTCCAGCTTTACCACGTGATGTTAATGTGCCTGCTAAGGCTCTATTATTTGCAATATCTGCTTCTGTCATATTTTCTACTCCTCGTCTTGCTGTTACTGCGGCTTCTGCATTTCGTGCCATAGCCTCTCTTTGCGACTGCCTACCACTTGTATCTCCTGAATTATTTTCTACAATTTTATCGCCCACAGTCCATGCAAGTTGCCCTAAAGGTCCCCCAACTGCCCGAGCACCATACTTTGCCAAATCATCCCATGTTGCATCACTTATCCCGAAAGTCTTAGTTGAGTCTATTCCGAGGATATCGTCCCTTACTTTACCGAGCCCCTTACCCAGAAAGGTCTTATGCTTTATCCCGAATGTCTTGTTGTCATCAATGCCAAGAACATCATCCATAACCTTCTTTTTGAACCATTTAAATAGTCCATAAGACGGTACATTAGGGTCTTGCTGTTCTTTAACACCCGGAATAATTGTAGCACCTGACCCTCCAATAGATTTTAAAACCTCCTCTTCGAGAGGATTTAAATAAGCTATGCGCTCTTGCCCAAATACACCATCTACGGGAGCATTTGAATTAAGGAGCTTTGCTGCTTTTTGGAGTTCATTCATTGAGGATCATTGATCTGAGTATGGAGCACTAGCACTACTCGTTCCCCCTGTCCCAGTTCTTGTTGTTGGAGCGCTTTTAAAATTTTGCGTTGAGCCATCCCCCACCAATGTACTTTTACTTAATGAACTATTATTCGCTTGGGTGGTAAATTTTCCGAATAAAGTGTTATTCGGATATGATGTTCCATAATAACTTGGCGTGGTGGTGGCTAAATAATTTGTGCGAGCACTTCCTAATGCAACCTCAGAGTAGTTAAAATTACCACCTGTATTTGCGGTGTTTATTTGTGTAGATGTACCATTCGATGAATTACCCAATTGGGTAACTGCAGTTTGTAAATTACCTGGTAAATATAACGGGGTACTTCCCCATCTTGTTAAATTTAAATTATTAAAGGCATGAAAAAAGCCAGCAGTATTTATATTTGTAGCGGGTACATTTGTTCCTGTTTTTAATTGTACAGATGAATGTTTGTAGTGAATATCAGCTTTACCCGCGCATTCAAACATACGAATACTAGCACCAGAGCTTACATTGTGTAGGTAAACTTGATTACTGTCGGCATTATTAGAATACAATATATACGCACCATTGGCTTGAAATATCGTCATATTGCCCTGTGTCCAAAATTCATGCGGATTATTATTTCCTGACGAGAAGTAGACACCACCGCCCTCCCCAAACTCCCAAGGGTAAAAGTAATCATTAAGTGAAGAGTTTTGGTTAAGAGCATTCATTCTAACACTTGTAGCTGCATGAAACATTCTCCCCTCTCCACCAACCTTGAATCCCCTTAAATGCCTGCGAGCGTCAGTTGCATGCTTATGCGTAAAACAAATACCCTCTACGAGGAATCTAGCACCCCTCAGCCAACAGCCTGGGGCATAAATATGTGAAGTGGAGAAATGAGATACATCTATTCTGGCAGAAGAAAATCCATTTGATAAAAATGTTGAATAATGTGAGCCCGATGTGTCATCGGATCTGCCGCCGCAAATAGCTAATTTTTCCACGGCTTCCCATTGATGTAAATCAATTATCTCGTTTCCCGTTGTATCATAACTCCCATACCATGACACATGACCATGCACGATAATAGCAATCGCACAGCCACTTCCATGATTATGTATTACATATCTTGCCGCGGCAGTAACTGTCGCAAATGGTTCTGTTATAATAGCTGCATCAGAGTCAGTGTGGTAACCTCCCCACGCCATAGGCACTTCCGAATGGTTATATGGAAGAACTATAGTCTCCCGTGCATCGTATCTTCCTGTTGTAGTGTTGTAGTTAAATAAATCACTAGCCCAATATTTTGTGCTATTTTTGTAGTAATTACCTACATGCACAAATACTGTTTTTGCTACCTTTAGTTGAGTAGATACACTTGATGATAATTGAGTTGAAGTTATTGCCCCAGTTGCGATCTTGGCACCCGTAATTGCCCCAGTTGCAATCTTAGCAGCCGTTACTGCTCCGTCAGTAATTACAGTTGCGCCATCGCCCGAAGAAGTAACATCCCCCGTGTGGTTAGGATGAGTGTATGTAGGCGCTCCTTGAAGTGTGCCTGCTGAGTCAACAGATAAGTTTGCCCCCACTTTAATTCCACCGAGTGTTGATGCGGTTGCCGCCGGTAGTGCGTAAACCGTGTCTGTAAATACCGCTCCTGCTGGAACATTTGTTAGTACATTTTTATCAACTACTCCATCTATGTCACTTACAATTCCATTAACAGCTGCCCTTAGTAACTCAAAATTAGCATCAACATCATTATGCGCTAATGGATTGCCCGAATTGGTGGTACGATATTTTAAACCCGTATTACTTGTTGTATACGAGTGTCCCGCTAGCTTGTGTTACATTTCCCTGTGCCATTGTTACAATTTAGTTCGTGTTACATTAAGTGTCAATTACTCTATAGGTGGAGACCACTCTTCTGTGCCTAGTATCTCCAGGATCTCAGAATGTGAGTTCTCTGTTTTACCAGATAGAAAAGATGGTTGCTCACCCTCGTACTTAACAAAAGTTTTGGATTCGTCTACCGAGTACCTCAAAGTATCAGCTGAGGTTTCCATGACTTCATTGAAATTTACCGAAGAAACTTCGGACTTGTCTATTATTACGTATTTTCTGCTCATAATTATGGTGTATCTGTTGTAAAGGTTGGGTTACCTTGCGGAGTACCATTCAAGCTACCCTTGGAATCATTATAGTTATTTTCAAATTTATAAAAGTGAACTAATTTTGATTGGTCATATATGCTATTACTATAAATACTAGCCACTTCTCCCGCGGTTAGTGCTGAATTAAAAATTGCAAAGTCATCTATTTTACCGTGCACATTCAAACTATTACTAATATTTGATGCAATATGGGGAGAGGTACCTGCTGTTGACACCGTTGAGGTTGGAACGTTTGAGCCAATCTTAGTAGTTGAAACGGGTGATCCATCTATGTAAAGAATTTGCGCACTACCATCATATGTAGCGACTAAGTGTTTCCATGTTCCATCAAAAATTTCGGAACTATAGCGAATATATGATGCACTTGTACCACCTATTCCTATTAGAAAATCAACAATACCTGCACTACCTCTGTAGAAACCTATTGAATTTCCAAAAGTGTCAGAGCCTGATTGAAACATCATCATTGTTGTACCTGTTGATGAAGACTTAACCCACAGCGATATTGAAAAAGCAGTAGCTGAATTTAAAAATGACATATCTGCGAACTCGACACGATCATCTGTTCCGTCAAAATCTATGGCATAATTTATCGCTTCATATTTTGTTAACAATGCATCACTTGATCCAGCATTATTATTTGCCACATATAAAGAGCCCGTGTCTGTAGCGTAATACATTTCACCCAACACGGCTTCCTTAGCAAACTTTGACTTGTTTGCGTCCGTGCCTTTCTTAACAGCGATACTAAAATCTTTTCTATGTAGCTTATTCATGGTGTATCTGTAGAAAAGGTTGGTCCGTTAACGAGAGTTCCATTGTTACCACCGCTTCCTTGATCTGTGATTGTAGTGCCCACTCCACCATTATTGTCACCCATTCTATAGTAAAGGTGTGGATTTATTGAATTTATATATTTACCGGGAACACCGTTATTATAAATTTTAGATATTTCACTACCACTTAGTTCGCGTTCCCATGATGCAAATTCATCAATGCCACCGGAAAATCTATATGCAAGCGAGTCATTAGACGCGTCATTATAACCACCTATTGTGAAATAATGAGATGTGCTATAACTTGCACCAGTACCTAAAGCAGAAGTTGCTGTTTTGGTTCCAAATGGTGTGCCTTGATTATTTGTAGGGTTACTACTATTAATAGCAGCGTCTCCACCATCTTTGTAAATTTTTATACTTGTTCCATTAATAGTAATTGCAAAATGATGCCATTCACCATCAAGAATGTCTAATGCACCACCTACTCCCCCAAATTCAGTTGAGTTCCAGCCTGAGTTGTATCCGCCCCAAGCTACAAGAATACTATTTCCATTATTTCCTGTTGTAAGACAAGTTGGACCATATATGTAAGCACCCGATGTAGTTCCATATACGTATCCCAATGCTCCCGTAGAATTTGGATGTCCTATGCCGTTTGCATTTTTTATCCAAAAACACCAACTAATTGTAGATAGGGACAGACTTGCTGGTCTGTAGTTTGTTTCTATAAGATCGTCTGTTCCGTCTAGCGATACACTATAGTTATTTTGAAAAGATAATGCGCTAGGCTCAATCTTCATTAATGTTGCATCACTTGCTCCCGCGGTAGATTGCGCAAAATATAAATTCTCAGAATCGGTTGCGTAGTATGCCTCACCTTTAAATGCTTCTTTGGCGAACTTCGTCTTATTAGCATCCGTCCCCGTCTTAACGGCTATGCTAAAATCCTTATTATGTAACTTTTTCATGGTGTTACAATCGTTCCTTGGTATTTACTTAGTGCAGAATCATTTGCACCAGCACTACTCTCGGCAATATATAAAGAGTTATCAGATACATATAATTCCCCTTTAACACACTCTTTTGCAAACTTGGACTTGTTTGCGTCCGAGCCCGTCTTGAATGCGATTTTGAAATCTTTATTGTGTAGCTTTTGCATTTAAGATGTTCCCGCTCCTATACATGGTGATCCCGGTCTTAGGCGATAATCTCCATTTGCAGAGTCTACGAATAGTGGGTCGCCGAATTTATTGTTTGTGCCTCCTGAGTGTGCTGTGTTGTGGTAGCAGTTATTTGCGTCCACGATATTCCCTGTGCTGTTGGAGTAAAGAGTTTCATTTCCTGTGAATCCCACAAATATGCAGTTTTTAGCTGTCCGTGTTGAGGTGGAAAATTTACCATGACCTAAAAAACTTGTAGCATCTCCCCCTATCAATGTTATTGTGCAACCAATAAACGAAGTGTCTGCGAAAAAACCGTAGTTCCATGATCTCAAAATCGCCCCTCGTCCACTGCCGTCTGTACATTGAAGTTCGAAAAATGAGTTAGACACAGCTAATGAATTTGTAGCATTGTTATCGCCCGATATAAAACCATCAAGAGCTGAATTTGTATTAAAACACTTACACCCCTTAATGGTACATAAAAAAGATGGAGAAGAAATAGCTAACTTCATAAAATAAGAGCCGGTTCCCCCTATAGTTGTTTTTAACCCTAAGTCCAAAAAAGTAACATCAACAGATATATTTATACCTGCGCTTGTTTTTTCTAAAATAGCATCATGCCCTGTTCCAACAATTGTAATACTTTTATCTATGGGACGGAGGTTATCTTGGTGAGTACCTGATTTAACTGCTATAACTCCACCACTCGAAACGGCAGTAAATGCTTCGGTAAAAGTATTGTAAGGCTCATCAAATGTACCTGACTCGGTTCCTGTATGAGCAGAGTCAAACCAAATTGCATTTGGATAAGTTGATTGTATTGTCCGTATATTCATGGCTTTAAATTGTTATGCAGGGTGATCCGGGACGAAGGCGAAAGTCACCGCTTGTTCGGTCTACAAATAGTGGATCAGATAATACAGGAGTTCCCGAATCCTGACTTGCCGTGAAATCGTCTAGGAAGCTATCGGGTGAATATACACAGCAATCGGTAAATGTTTTTCCTGTAAAATTATTACCTGTTAATCCGGTCGTTGTATTTGACATGCCCTGTGCGTAAAAAATACAATTTGTGTAAGTGGCAGTGTTGGAAATGCTACTAACTTGCAATACTTTTGTTTGATCAGCTGATCCACTAATACTGCCTGCAAAATTATTTTTCTTATTGTAGAATGTACAATTCTCAGCAGTTAAACCATTTTGAGTATGATTTAGTACATGTACATCCACAGAAACAAACAAAACATATGACTCAAAGAAGCAATTTTTTGCAGTTATTTTCTTTGCCTTAAACGGACCACGCTGTGCAGTAGTATCTGCTGATTTGTATGTGCATTCTTCTAATACTAAATGATCAAATTTATCACCTATGAAACCCCTGATATGCCCATTCGCAGTTGTTGCGTTATTTAAAAAATCAATATTCTTAAATGTATATGTTCCTGTGGCGCCAAAAAATGCTCCGAAAGCAGTTGCGCCCCCTGAGTCAATGGTTGTACCATTCTCGCCAATTATAGTAACCGATGTGTGTTGTTGGGGTACGTAGTTTCCTCCTACAAGGCTAGTAGTCCCTGCTTTTACACATATCACTATATCTGAAGATGCGGTTGAATCTACAGCAGTTCTAAGATCATCATAGGGTTGACTGTATGTTCCCGCCTGTGTACCTGAGTATCCCCCACTAACCCAAATAGCATTTGGATATAAATCCTGCAACGATGGTTCGCTGTCATCAATGCATGGTGATCCGGGGCGAAGGCGGAAGTCTTTGTTTCCGACATCTACAAATAGTGGGTCTGCGAAGATGTTGCCTGTACCTAATCCTGTTGAAGAACTAGAGTAGCTAGTATTGTAATAACAATTATTACTAGAAGTGACAGGCAAACTATTCCAAACTTCGCTACCATTTGATCCATATAGTATATTATTTTTGTATGTGAATCCTCCAGCGAGTGAGGCAAAACTTCCATCAAGAAGTGTGGCGGTTCCACCAGCCACATATATTGTACACCTTTGCATGTCCATGCTTTTTGACGGTCTTTCTCCGTTACTGCCTCCAAGTAAAATCCCTCCCGTAGTAGCAGCAGAGGTTATCTGTGTATCGTGGATAGTCCAGTCCACTTGATTATTTCTCCCACCAAACATACCTCTATTATATGAAGTGGTTCCGTAGGTATTGGGTCCCATTTCTAAAATACAACCGTATATTTTAACAAAATTTCCAGCAGTATTACCTCCTGAAATAATAGTTCTTGTATCCACGGCGTTACTAGAAGAGTTATGGTAGACCTTAAGTGTTTCTAGTGTGAAAGAACGATTTTGATTATCTGCACTAACACTACAACCGTAAGCACTAGATGTTGAGCTTGAGAGTACTGCCTCGGTAGACTCACCTACAAATGTGATATTATCGTGACTGACGGTAATCCTGTTTGTTTGGTGTGTGCCGTTTTTTATAGCAACCACCCCATTAGCTCCGGCGTTAGTCATTGCTGTGGTAATGCTGTTGTAAGGGTCGCTTAAAGTTCCCGTACCCGTAGATCCGTGATTAGAGTCAAACCAAACAGCGTTTGGGTATTTTGATTGTACGCTTTGAATTGACATGACTTTAAATTGTTCCGCCTGATATTAATAATGGTGATGGATTTGAGCCTATACTTGGGAACTGGTAGCCCTGTCTAATGGGTAATCCATTTGATCCTAATGAGTCAGAATCTCCTGATATGACAGAGTAAACTTCACCATCTGAATCCGTGATCTCAACATCAGGCTCTCCTGAATCTTTTGTTAAACTAAAGCTCGGTAGCTCAGATGCTTCTGCCAATCTGACAGGTGATGCACTTGGTCCTTTTACAACAAACACACTAGCAGATGCTTCCTTAACTAAGAACTTAAGTCCACTTGCATCAGCAGCCATAAAAGCATTTCCTTCAGGTACACTGTCCATCACCTTAGTTGATTGCTGTGGGTGTGCTCCTATATGAACATCATCCGTTCCACGGAGTGCATCACTTAGCGGAGTATCTACATCAACAGATACCTGACCACTTACCCATGCACTACCATTGTATTTTACCACATCCTCACTAACGGGTGAAGCAGATAGTGTAAGATCACTAAGTGATGCTAGTGCAATATCTGAATCATTTGCTAATTTAACCCAAGATCCACCATGTGCGAAATACATTGCTCCGTCAGCGTGTGAATGTGCAACCGCTCCATGGTTAGAAGATGCACTAGGAAATGCAGCTTGATCAGCGAAATATACAGGATTTACCGCTCCTGATACTATTGCATTTGATAACTTTGTTTTCTCAGCATCTGTGAATGCATTGGTATCAGCGTTATTCTCGTAGCCCGTTTTGATTTCGGCATCTGACGGTGTTAAGTTTGATAAATCTATTGTGAAGGTAGTAGAATCATCACGAGTAAATGTGGCTATGCCACTTGAAGCAAGTGTACCAGATGTAATACGTGCAAGGTTTGTATCATCTAAGTATAAAGAAAGATCTATATTACTGCCTATTTGAGTTCCGTTTGGATCAATTAGTTTAAGGATATTACCTGAGACCGAAAGATCTACTCCGGCATTTTGCAAAGCTGAATCTGCCTTAGCTCCCTGTGCGGAGGTTGCGTAATCAGTTGTGCTAAACGCCTTTACATCTGCTAGATTCGTAACTTCTGAATCCATTAATGCACCCGCAGATGTAACATTTGTCGTGTCTGTCACATCTGCACTAGCCTCAATTCCATCTAACTTAGTCTTATCCCCATCTGCGAATGCACCTTCAGATGGTGGTTGCTGTGCCGAATCAGCCTTAGCTCCCTGAGCTGAAGTTGCGTAATCAGAAGATGCAGTTGTGGCTGCAGTTCCTAAAGATGACTGAAGGTTACCTAGGGATACTTGTACATTACCTAAAGATACCTGAGTGGCAAAGTCAGCAATGTCAGCTTGCTGAACGGGTGCTTGTCCCATCAAATTTGTAATGGTCACCTTCTTGGTGATTGGTGTACCACCAATGTCATCCACTACGGGTATAATATCGGCGCCATCTACATCTGCAGATTGTAGCTCTGGAAGTTCGGTCAATTTTTTATTAGCCATAATTTATTCTTCAAATTCTAAGAAGTCTCCTGATTCAGTTGTTAAAAAGTCTTCAAGTTCAGTTTGCATAACACCATCGGGTCCCGATGCACCACCTGTAACAGTAACTACAGTTGCTGGTGTATTTGAAAATTCCCAAGATGTGCCACGATTTGCCATATCTATGGTTATTGTTTTTACACCATCTGATACCAAGGCGGTACTACCATTAACTTGCGTTATTGTATAAAGTACGTTCATGGTGCTGTTGTTTTATACGGATGATTCGAAGGTAGGTCTGCCGTCAGTCCCCACTTATGTGCGAGGTAACCTTCAATTTTGTCTGAGTTAGACTGCGTTGCATCTTCTACGAATATCACCTCACCCCAATCAGAGTCTGCGTTGTTCTGATAATCATTTAATTTAACCGAAACTTGGCCAAAATTTGATAGTCCAGACTGTGCGGAATTAGTGTTGTAAGGTGTGCCGTTTAAAGATGTGGTTGCCCTAGCATTAGGTACATCAAGTTCAATAGATAGCATTACCCATTGGTTAAGTAAGTTTGATGAGTTGCTTGTTATGTGCGTCCCTGGACTCATGTACCAATCGCCAGAGAATACTCCGTTACCACTAAAGTTGAACATAATCATCTGATGGGTGGGGTTTGACTTATGGATAGTAACTAGAGCATCGTGATTATCTGACGCTGTGACCTTTACTACAAAGTAGTATCTATGAACTGCCGACGGGAAGGCTACAGTCCTTGCCGTAGTTGCGTCTGAGTTGTTGTCGAAGCGCAAGATATTCTTGCCGTTCTGTGATGTATTAACAGCGGTAAGCGTACTACCTCCCGCTGCATTAAAGTCGTAGTTATTACCTGACTTATCTGCGATAGCTGTGACATTACCGCCAGACGAAGTAAAGGTTGTCTGATCGTCCATATCTAACCACAAACGAGTAGTAATAGATGATGGATCCCATGGTGGATTGGCGCTTCCGCTTATGGCTAATTGCATCTTGTCCGCAAACGCCTCACCAATTTCAAACATATCGTTTACACCTGTTCCTGTGGTGTCAGGGTTTGTCGATGTTCCTATGTGGTTATTTGAGCCAGAGTGTCCGTATGCACCAGCATCAACAATGCCTATATTGCTATCCGCACTAGAAACTGGCGTTAGATCGGTACCGTATCCAATTTTGGTTATTACGAACGGGAATTGTGCCTTAGGCATATCAAGTGTGTAATTAGTATCCAACCAATCACGAATGTGAGAAATTAATGCATTAAGCCCACTCACGCTTGTTCCACTTTCGCCTTGCCACCAAACAAAACCAGCTAGCCTATAACTATAGCCTATGTTTGTTAGTTTCGTTAAGCCGTCCGCAATTGAAAGTTTAAACGCTCGCAATGCGTCCCCCCTTCTGTCTCCAGTTGCTGTTAGGTCCCAGTCCGAAAGACCACCCGTGGGGTCTGTCGCGTCATCTACTAACGTGCTTGCTCCAATTGCGTGTTTTAAAATTGCTAGCTTATTACTTCCGGTCAAATTTATTTGTTCAGCTCTAGCTGCAAATCCAATCTCAGGCCCGAACTTTGCACTACCACCAATGGTAGAACTATTATTAACTCCTACTGTACTTCCAGCGACTAATGAACTTTCCCAATCAGAATAATATTGGCTTGTTGATGCGTTTGAGGTGTCATCATGCCAGGATGTGTAGAATAATCCATCTTGGGTTTGCAAGCTTGAGTTAAGCGCAGAAACATTGGCATGGCCATGTGCATTGGATTGACCAGCTAGAATGTAAACATCTACAACTTGAGTTGGTGCTGCTGGGCCTATAACTGACTTACCAATATCATCTGATATGAAATTTGATCTTGGGGCAACGTTTACCAAAGTCGCTGAGACTGTAGCAATATATAATGCACTTGAGGACAATTCATACATCATGTTCCCCTTCTGTGCATAGTTTGCAAAGTTAACCGCACCAGGGTCATCAGCTACTGTAATGTTTGGATTTGGAGATCCCTTGGCAATATAGTCCATTTCAGACCAACCACGAACGCCATCTCCTATTTTTAATGCTCTTAATGTGTTATCCCATGCAGGCTCAGAGTCTTGAAGTATAGGATCATTAGCCGCCCAATCTGCCGTGCTTCCCTTCCTGAAAGATAATCTAGCTGTTACTGTTCGTGTTGTAGGCATATCTATACTATGTAACTATAATATTATTGTTACAATCTAGGCAAATATTATTTTGGGTGTTCATCACTGAGAGTATAAATTTGCTTTAATTGCGTTAATTTCATTTTGTAACAAAATAACATCACTTGATAATAAAGCCGTTTTTGCCTTTGATGCATCATCGACTTGAGCTAAATCAATTTCAGCTTTATTTCTAGCCTCATTAACTTTTTCGGTTAGGTCAGATTTAATGTATTTTGACATTTGGTCATCTAGCCTAGCCAAGTTTAACTTTACATCATCCCACCATTCAGAAAATCTTTTATCGAACTTTGTTTCATCTTCCGATTTCTTAGGAAGCATTTCGTTTTCGGGAAATGATGCCTCCGTTGTTCTTTCAAATGGTCTAATTATTGCACTCATCCCTGCCCTGTTGCTTGCGTTGTAGCTCTAGTATTGACTCCTGACGCCTCAAAAGTTCTACCGACTAATTTTACCGGATTGTCAATTACCTTGGCTTCACTAGATACAATGTAAAAACTCGCCACCTGAATACCATCAGGATTTACTAATGTTTTTTCTTTTACATATCCAGACTCTATATAATTTAAAGAGCTTCTTTCATATTGAGGTAATACAGATATTTCATCCCTTATGTAAGGCGCCCTTAAATACAAGGGTATCATGTTTTCATCCTTAAGTTGATTTAATGTAACATAATCATATGTGACTCCATCTATTACACTCATAGTCTCAACCTGCTCGGTTCCTTGCGGTGCTGTTGTAGTGCTAATTTTAACCCTTATTGGAGCCACATCATACTTACTTGATAATTCAAGAACATACGATCTTACCTCCTTATCCGAAAATGAATCTCCGAAGTCAATTAAGCCACTACGTATCTTGGATAAGTATCCATATCCTATACGATTATAAACTCTATATGGCTCGGTATTGCCATAAATCGGTGGACCATAACCATATCTAACTAAAGCACCTCCAGCTTGCGGATCTTCCCTATGTTGTGTACCTACATATATTTCACTAGCAGTAGTTCCTTGATGCACACCCATAATAAACCATGATTGCTCAGGTCCAACACGATTATACTTTGGTTTTTTTTATTGCAGCACAAGCAGTGAAAGAAGCGTCTATTTGGGATAATGTTTCATTAATATAGTCGTAAGCTATCACGCCCCAATCAAGTATAGGTTGAGAACCTTCTGTCAGTTTATCACCAAAGTCATCCACTAATTCTCCTGTAGAGTTTTTCTTATACCCAAGAGGGCAATTAATGAATATTTCTCGAGTTACAGGGTTATCTACAGTGTAAACAAATTCAGAAAGCTCGGGTGGTATCATCTGCCAGAATGTCGGACCGAGCTCAAATGTCCTTACGGGTTGAGGCTCAGTTGAGGATCTGTTAATTTTATATACTCCTGAATTTCCCATGAACAAGTGATGGTTCCCCGAGACTTGTATTACAGTGTTTCTGAAATCAGCATTTCTTCCCCCAGTGTATCTAGGATCAACGGCAAACGGTTGAAGCGTACTATTAGAATTAGTCAAAAAGAAAAAACCTGAATCGCGATAAACCACTAGTTTGTCTGCCAGTTCCTTCATCTTTAATATTCTAGTGCCATCCTGCGAGAACTCTTGGAATTGTGCAGGTCTTCTTGTTTGCTCTGCGTATGGTCGCAAAACCATTGAGTATGTTCCCGCACCCAAAGAAAGACCAGATTGTGGATCTAAAAGTTGGATATTCGCTCCACTTTTATTAACAAACTTAAGGTTTTTACCTGTCAACTTCTCAAAAAATATACCACTTGTTTCTATCGCTGAGATCTGCTCAACTAAAATTTCAGACTCTAAAAAATCGCCAGCGTCATCTGGAAATGCTGAACCTAGACTAGCATTTCGACCGGGAAATCTTGCATCTAATCTCTTGAGTGCCTCCACTCTATTTTGAGAAGTGAAATTTTCATCATCAAATTTTATAGCACCTAAACTATCTAAGAACAAACCAACATGCTCATCGCCTCCAAAAATACCAAAGTTTCTTTCTTGGTATAGGCTAGCGGGTGTGTCTATGGCAAAGTCATAAGTATAATTAAATAAATATTCCCCCGAGGAATTAACTGTTAAAGTTCCTGGCAATCCACCTGATTCTGAAATAATTGAACTACCCTCTTCTATTCCTGCGTTAAATAGCTTAGGGTCGCCTTCAGCTGAGTACACTATTCTGTATTGGTATCTTTGGGTCTGGACGGTACCCAGCAGTGGATGATCTGTACCTACATATCTTTCTCCAGTTTGGTTAAATGTTGCATATGGGTCAGTTGCGTCTTCAAACCACTCATCAAACCCAGATGATATAACTGTTAAATCTCCGCAAAACAATCTGTCTTGAAAATTTGCTATCGTACCAACCGACATCACTCCATTTTCCCTTAATCCGTATAACGGATAAGCCAAATTATACTCACTCTTATAAACGATAGGTAGATCTATTCCATTATTTATTATTAAGTGATTTCTTATTTCTACAAATTCCCATCTATATGCTCCACCTTCGTATGGATCTTTGTATGTTCCATCGGATTCTTTTGCATCCATATGATTTTCAAAAGTGTAAATTGTAGACCAAGTAAAATCATCAGCATCGTTATTAAAGTAATCAACAGAAGAAATAGATGGTTCGGGTGCATCAACCCCATCAATAGTTGCATACTCATCTATGGGATCAGGGTTCAATAAGTCTTGCCCGTAATTAATGGCAAACCTTCTGTCGCCAGATTCTAATTTAAGAACTTTATTTCCAGCTATAGCGATTAAAACCGGAGTACCGTCCGTGCCCGTAAATTGATATATTCCCCTTATTGGAAATTGACTAGATATAGCATCATCATTTCCTGTTGGTGCAAATAATTCCCAACCTTCTCTTCTTACTTCTCCATCAACTTCTCTTCTGAAGTTTAACTTTTCAGTGTAATTTGCAGAAGATGCTAAATAGTTAGATCCTTGTGTTAATGGAATGTCGTCAGAGGTAGACCCAATTAATGCGCCACCTTGCGATGGGTGGATAGTTACATGCTTATATCTCTTTGCTTTTGCCATTACTGCGAATATGCATCTTCAGTAAATGCCAAGGTTTTTACGGTTCCACCAAGATTAACCTTCCACTTATCAGCGGCCTCATCCCAATAGAGCTTCGCATTAGTGGAATTTCCACGCTCCACCTCAATACCAGAATCAAGTGTAGTAGGAGGCGTTCCCGTCTGATTCTTATTAAGAACAACCATATTATCTTCAATTAATAGATTAGTCGTATCAATTGTTGTGGTTGTTCCATTGATTGTAAGATCTCCACTAATCGTAGTGTTACCATTAACTACTAAATTTGCGTTAACGGAAGAAGTTCCAATAGTTGTGCTTCCGCTAATTTCTGCATTATTTATTACCTTTAAGATGTCATTCACCTGAACGTCATCCCCGTCCTTACCCTCTAGGATCAAGTCCCCAGTTTGTGCCTTAACTTTATTGTTTGGCTCGATCGTGCCACCTTTAATTGCCCCAGTTGTTGAGACTTCACCAGATCCTGCTGATAATGATGTAACGGTCGCACCGCCGGTTGAAAGTGTGCCTGTAGTAGATATGCTACCACTCCCCGCACTAAGTGAAGTAACTGTTGCGCCTCCTGTGGATAATGTACCTGTGGTAGAAATTGCTCCTGAACCTGCACTGAGGGAAGTAACGGTAGTAGCTCCACCTAATATTTGACCCGTGGTTTGAATTACTCCACTACCGGAATCTAATGAATCAACTGTTGCGGTGGTGGCTCGCAATGTACTTAAAATTGAATGAGCAGATACATTAAGAGTGTTATTAATTGATACTGCGCCTTGTGTGGTTAAACCGCTACTAATGCTAACTTGGCCAGATATATTTGTATCACCACCGAGAGAAACTGCGCCTGTTACATTAAGAGTATTATCAATACTTGTAGCACCACCTATAGAAACAATAGCAGTATTTATACTTGTAGTATTTGTGGTACTATCTATCGCAAATAAATTTGTTCCTCCTGCCGTTGTTATTTCAAACTTTGGTGTTTCAATCTCAAACTTACTACCAGCAGAACCATCATTGAATGTTTTACTTGCTAATATTTGCCTCCAATCTGTAGCCCCAAACTTAAAGTATAGCCCTGTATTATCATACGCAATGTCACCTACTGCACCAGCACCATCTGTAGGTGTGGTGGGCTTGAAAGCATACCTTAAAGTATCTATATAATGTACGACTCTTGTATCTGTTTCGGCACGAGAATACACATCAAAATATGTTAGATTTATATTATGCGGATTAGATGCATTTAAGTGTGTATCGAGCAAGCTTTGAAAGTTTATATTAGGTACATTCCCTAAACTTACTTGTGCTTTTGTTACATTATGTGGATTATTTGTAGAAGATATATGTGTACTACTTGCAAGACTTACAGCTTGAAGCTCTACATCGGTAGCGAATGCTTGCGCCTGAGGAGTTGCAAATAAATCTGCCACTGACAAGTTTTCCACATTTCCAAGACTTACTTGTGCCTTTGTTACATTATGTGGATTATTTGTAAGATTATTATGATCTGTAAACTTTAAGTCTGTCTGTGCTTTAGTGTATTTATCTAAATCAGTTATTTCGGATTCAGTGTGTGTGTGCGCACTAGGTTGAACATTAGATAATAAAACGTCGGTCTGTGTTTTATTATAGTAGGCAGAACTAATATCTGAAATATCACTTACCGTATGAGAATGAGATGTGCTAGCTTTACCATCAAGATCAGATGTTGTAGGTAATCCGGAAATAGTCGTATTAATTACATTTACCTGAGACTGAAGGGATGCCACCTCTGCTGATTCATCCCGACCTCTAAGCTATTTATGGTAGCAATTAAGGCAGACTCAATCTCGCGTACAAATGTAATCGTTGCCTTTAAATCTAATGCATCTTGCAGTCCTGTTATATCGCTTACAGTATGTGCGTGGACTGAACTTGCGTAGCTCGAGGAAGAAGACTCTAAGCTAGAAACTCTTGTATCAATAGCGGATATTTGTCCCGCATATGGAAGGGTGTTAAATTGATTGCCTACAGCAGAAATATTAGTATCTACCTCTGATTTAGTGTAGTAATTAGAAGCAAAATTATTATCCGCGCCTTCTAATGCAGTTACCCGACTATCTATTCCCGTTATAGAGTCATTTAAGGTTTTACCTGCACTTGCTGAGAGAGCAAGCGTATCGGATGTTGAGGCAAGACTGCCCGTTATGTCTTCCGATAGAACTAATACGCTATCAATAAGATCAGCGAAATTAGCTTCCGTTGGGGATGACCCAGTTAAAAAATAAGTTTTTAATGTAGTTCTTCCACTCATCCTATTATAAATCCTCCTGCTCCTACACCACTACTGATAACCTGCTCAATTGATGAGCTTTGGTATTCTTTTTCATTCAAAAATACTTGGGCTCGCGCTTTTGTATACATAGCTAGGTAGGATTGATATTGTGTTAAATCGTTGTCAACTTCGCGTGCTAAATGGGCTTTTGTATAATCAGCGGACGCTTTCGCCACCATGTCGTCAAATACAACGGGAGTGGCTTTTTCGGATGTGGTGGCTTTGAAAATTGGTGTGTAATGATTTTCACCTTCATAATAAATATACATGGCTTCCTCATTTGTTAACTTTGGCCCCGTCCAGAATTTATCAGATCCGAATGTAATTCTGCCGGGTATCCCAGTCGTTCTTTCGGCAATACCTCCATCAATTAATACGAATCTTGTCTCCCATGGAATGGTTGATGGGTAGTAATACTTTGAGGTTTCTTGCCCATTATCTTCTGTGGGTATTCTCCTGATAACTACTTGCTTAATCCGAGTTTTACCTGTGGTAAATGATCCCTGATGCACATTCAAGTCTTCTGAGTTCACTGAACTTAAGTCACTAGGAGAAGGCTCTACAAGATTAGAAGGAGAGTAAAACTTATACTGATTTGCTCTTAACGCAGGAATGTATCTTTGCATATCAATAACAGATGCAACAATCATGCGATCTATGTAGTTTTGCACACCCCTACCTTTTCTTTCGCTATCCACTAAAAGATAAGTTCGTGTTACATCATTAAATTCTTCCCAATTCATGTTCTGCCTCCTGGTGTAAAATAAAATCCAATAATCATGGGCAATACCACAGAACAGCTAAAAAGACTTATTGAACCCGTGGTAACGACCATAGGGGCTTGCTCTGCCGGAAAACTGACGAGTCCGAATAAAAATTCTCTTTTTCCCTCTCCTGTAATGTTTGTAGTTGTAAGGAGTGGAACGCTTGGGTAGACGGTGGTAATACAGGTGACGAACGAGAAGGTACACATGCCGATAAGAGCGAGCATACGGCGAGTAGCGCGAGTGAACGCACCACCAGGGCCACTATTGAGTGATTGTTGAAACTTAAGTGCTTGTTCATTTGCTCTGCATTCCCTTGCCATTTCCATTTCATACTTCTGTTGGCGTGAGTCTGTAATGGCTCCAAACACACCCTTTAGTATACTACCCATAGCTGCTGAACCTCCTCCGGTTAAAAATAATGTCAGTAGCTCAAACATTGTTATAGTATAATTAGTGTTACACTTGGAGTCGAATTAATAACTTGCTGAGGTTCCGTTATAATCCGCAATATCTACATATTCATGTAAAGAAAGTATAGGAACTACAATTCCAGCATCACTCCTGCCGTCAAGCGGAAGCAAGTATTTCTTAAAAGAAGTCAATGGTACATCCGAATCATATACTAAGCCTAATGCAGTAGTCACTTCGTCCTTTTGGCTTTGTGTTGTTGTAGTTTTCCATTTGATCAAAACATGATTTCGAACATAAGTTCTAGCAACATGCTCGGTCTTTATCTCCGCTATATGTTGATTGAGACTGCTTATGTCTGCTTTGTTAGTTATATTATCGGACTCGATGGAAGATAGCCTAGAATCAAGCGATGCAACTTGCGTAACTAGAGAAGATGTATCTATCGCATTGACCGTGCTTATAACATCATTAAGGGTAGCCCTAAGAATTTCAAAATTATTATCATTTTGATTCCAAGTTAATGGATCGTCGGAAGTGTACTTGCGTAGGCTAATAACCTTTTGAGAACTTGGTAGCCCGCTAGCATAATCTGCTCCGTTAGATTGTACCTCTTCAATCGCCATAATATGTCCTTGTTGTTTGAAATAATTGATCTGATCCTAATTCCGTTAAGTTACCTAAGTGCATTGTGACTTCAGTGAATGCACCTTTGTATAACCTTTGATCCTCTCGCCCTATGGAAATGTTTGAAAATGTGGGTGTTTGTGAGGTTGTAGTTATATGCCCATGGGAACTACCTGTTTTTATAGTTAAGACTCTATGATTATTCTGCTTTGGGTCGTAACCCGATCTGCACTGTGTAACCCTGCCGTCTTGGTCTAAAATTGTCCCAAGGTTATTATTAAAAGTAAATCGTGTAGCTTGGTCGCTTGGCTCTACCGTTATGCGATCCGTAGTTCCCCAAATGCCAATCATTGGGCGCGGAAAGTCTCCACCATCCCCTATAGCGGTTATTGTAAAATCTTGACCAAGTTCAGAAACACCCGATCCAGAACTAGGAACATCCAAATACTCTTGCTGATTAAAAACAGCCCGATAGTTAGAACCAACTAATTCAAGTTTTGGCTGTAAGCTTTGGTTGACTTGTACAGCATGTTGTACACCATAGCCGACCGCTTGATCATATATAGTAGTTATGAAAACATCTTCAGTTAGGTTAGGTGTGTTGCTTGGGTAATCAAACTCACCACCACTTGCCTGCCTATAACGGAAATACTCTCCTGAATATAACTTTCTAAGCTTTCTATTTAAAGAGTATGCAAATACTGCTGGTACTGCATCTGCGGGCAATCTCTCAGTTGAGACATCCCCCTGAACTCCTCCATGCGCCAAAATCATACCAAGTCTCCAATGCCATACCACGCACTCCCATCCCAATAAATAGTAGCTGCAGAAAACTGCTCCCCTAAAACTGTTCCCCTTGCATTAATTAAATTGGGGAAGGTCACGGTCTTGCCCGCTACGCAGTTGTTGACTGTAAACGCTACCCCAATATCTGAAGTTGCTGGAAGGGTTATATTCAAATTGCTACTCGAGGGCTTACATTGATATATGTATCCCGTGTGATCATTATTAAATGTTGCATCAGATGTTATTTCAAGCAACGGGGTTTTTGTATTTGCACTACCTGTTAGGGTATTTGCTATAACTTTATCGCAAGTTAAATCTCCAGAGATACTTATATTGCTTCCATTAATTGTTGTAGTTCCAATTGTAAGTGAGCCATCTATTACAACATCTTCATAAAATTTACCCGTGTCGGCATATAAATCGTAATTATGCACAGCAGATGGTAGCCTTAATGTATTATACTCAGATATACTTAAATCAATATATGGTCTTACCCTATCCCCGTTAAGCAAAGTTTCCCAATAGTCACTTGTCGGATATACCAGAATGTCTGATACCCATGGATCAAATCCATTAGTCGGATCACCACCACTTATATTATTTAAGTTGTGATCTGCACCAAGGACTTGCAATGGAAAGTCCGATGCAACGGGTGCTACAGATGCAGAACCTTCAGCAAAACTAATCCATTGACTCTTCGGGATTGATTGGACTGGACTTAAGTTGGAAATCATACTGCATAAAATCCACTTAGTGTTACGGGCACATTTGTGTCCGTATAATTCATTGGATCGCTACCAAGATTAATAACTTCATACTCTGAAATATTATCATAGCATGGATATGTAGCAGATGCTGGACTAAGTATATGCTCAACGGAGTAATCCACTTTTTGTTGGTATATAATAGAGTCAACTGTAAGGTCATCTGTACTCTCAATAGATATCACAGAGTTTATCATGTTGACTGCACCAAACTCACCAGATGCATCATCTAATATTGTTTCACGCTCTCCGTCGACATACTCAAGAAAGACATCCGACTTAGCTTCTGTGGGTCGCAACCTAAATACAACTTTGTATGATTGACCTGGTGATAAAGTTGAGTTCGTTCCGGTATACACAGACGCAGGACTACCTAGTCCTATTCTACTCGGATCATCCCATATTTTTATTGTAACAGTAAACGATCCATAGGAATTTGGAGTTCTAAACTTAACCTCAACCTCAGAATCATCAAGCATAGCAATGGTGGTTATAGGCTTATGGGCAATACTGCTTATAACGCCACTATAAAAGCCATCTATGTCATTACTTGTTGCAATCACAGACCCGTTCCAATCACTAGTATCCTGATCCTCAAAGTCATCAACAACCACCATTTTATGCCTTCGCCTTATGCCAATAGTTTTGCCAGTATGATTATTAATCCTAAAGCTAGTAGCTTTTTGATATGGTATTGTTTGATAAACTCTATCGGACGCCATGTTATTATCCGTCCAAGGTTTTGTAGTTACTGCAAATGTTCCAAAGTTTTCGGGATTTGTATCGACTACGAGCCTATTATTCTTAACGCCCACACTATCAGATTGAGACTTAAGGAGTGGATTATTAATATCTATGTTACTCATTTGTCCTTACCCTTTCCTTTATACTTTAAGTATATACTATACCCTGCATGAATTGCAGTTAATAAGGCGCAAATACTTGCAGCTATTAAATGTACGCTATCCAAGGTAACAGCACCGATGGTTCCCAAGACGCTCACGGCGACCTCGCGATCCATTACTCTTTCCCTTCTAGCGGATCTTCAACTTTTGCTTTACCAACCGAGACTAAAGATTTAGCAGGTTTACCCTTCTTTTTAGACGGGACCTCCTGTTCCTCCTTTTTTGCATACACTGCATTGGGATCTTTTGAGGGATCCTGTACCACCGTCCCCAGAACCTTGTATGATGCCGACGGTCGACTTAGCTTTTTTTTTAAATCTTCGTACTGGTCTTTAGTTAATTCGGAAATATGATTCTCGGGAGCCAACTTCATAAGAAGTTTGGCATCCCTGTCCTCATACGCTCCAAATCCCCGTTTGCGAGCGCCGACTAATACTGTATCAAAGGTAGCACCGTAATCCTTAAGAGGATTTTGAAAAAGTAAATACTTCATATAAGTTTTTACTCATCAAGTTACAGTGTTAAATCTAAGTCAAAATTCTCAATCAACAAGTGACGAGCAGGCACATCCATCATGGTTGTCCATGTAGTGGATCGAAGGGAGTACTCAGTCTCCTTATGAGCCATGCGACACTTGTAAAGACGATCTGTATCAGGATGTGGTTGCTTGCGTGTGATCGCATTCGTACCAGCAATTCCAATCTTAATATCAGACCAATCGATAAACCATAAACACCTTGCAGACTTTTGGTATGCAGTTTGGCCAGCAGAGTCACCCATTACATCAGTTGATGAACGAGTTCCATCGGCATTCCAGAGCTTACCACCACTAGGATCAACAGCTGAACCAAAGAGTGCTCCACCTACATTTAGAAGATCATCAAAGTATGGATCATGGAAAACTGCTAACTGACAACCAACTTCAGGAAGGTCGTAGAGTGAGTAGTTAAATAAAACAAGTCCATCATGCTTGATCTGCTGATTCAACTGCATGTTACGAGTGAATGAATCGATGCCGTACTTGTTCTTGTAGTAGGTAGCCATTTTCTCATAAAAGAGATTGTAAGTAAAGCGATCGGTCATGCAGTCAATAACACTTACTGATGAACCATCTTGCTCGCGATTTCTCTTTAGGTAATAAAGATCAGCCATAAGTGAATCAATCGTAAGAGCGGCACCCAAGTTGTCCTTAATACGGTTTGATTCACGGAGTAGGGATTTAATACCAAGGGCATTAGATTTATATTCTAATGTGCAAGCATTGTCCTCTGGGTCAGTTACTGCAGGCAATTGCATGTAAGTCTCAGGGGTCTGCTTATCAGAAAGAGCTTGGTTGTACCAAACACCTCTTGTCCATTGGTCATTCGATGCTTTAGCGGCAATTTTGTTTTGCTCAGCTAAAGGCTGATAAACCATGGATTTAAGATAAGGATTAACCTTACCGGACATCACCTTAGCGAGTGTTTCCTTGTAAGACTCATCTACTTGACGAGACTCACGAGTGGTTTGCAACCAGTTGACAATCAGCTTGACGCTCAAGTCGGTTGGTTGGTTACGGCACCATTCTTCAAAGTCATTAACATTGTTAGCAATTGTTTGAATAACACCTACGGCAAGCTCGTAGTCACCCTTACCAACATAAGAAGACCAATTTGATGCAGTGAATCCACTAGACTCTTGACCACTCGAAATAGTAGCTTGTTTAATATCCGCTCCAATTGGGCGAACAGTAACATCAGCCATTGAAATTGCATTACTAACTGCAGCTGATCCCAATATTTTAAATTGTACTTCAACTGCCGCTCCTGTGCTATCCCAGCCATTAAAAACTAAGAATCCACCTGGTAAGAAATATCTTTCAATTCCAGTAACACTACCTGAAGCCCAATCTGATGCTCCAAGGTCTACGCGAAGAACGCGATCTCCGTCATCAGCTGCATCTACATTATATGCTGCATCAGATGCAGAAGTTCCGTCTGCGGCAGTATTTGCACTAACAGTAAAGTAATTCGCATTCATTACAGAACGCTGACGGCGCTGAATGTATGGAAGAATCATGGATTGTTCAGCAACATTTACCTTATTAATAAGGGGTTTAATGTTTGTAATTGAACTATTAAGAAGTGTGGTAAGTCCACGCTCTTGAACTCCAAGCATATTTGCTTCAGCGGAGTTTGCTATCACGCGAGCCAAATCTATCTCTTTATTACTCAAAGCCTCAAACTCATTAGGTGTAAGACCCTTGATTGAAGCATTAGTAAGCGTGCAACCAGTAGAATCATCTACTTTGATTATACGCCCAATACCTGGGTTACGAACTAAAGGTTCGCCAATTTGACCTGTATTTGCTCCTGATACACCAGGAGTTGGAAGAGATGAGTTTGTTGCCATGATATTATATGTTGTTAGTTACGTTTAAATTCGTGTAACACCATATTATCAAAAAAAACCACCCCTCCGCAAAAAACGGAAGATTTTCCCTGAAATTATCTATTTATAAGACTTAACCCATTATTTTAGGGTTTTCCTAAAATATGTTTTAGGAATCAAAAACCCAACACATTCAACAAAGCGTTATTTTTTGATGGAGCTGTCTTAGGGTTTAGATTATTCCCTGGTCTAGGAGTAGTATTAACGACAGGAGGTTTTTCTGCAACTTGTTGTACTTGTGGCTCTTGTGTAGAAGCTTGAGTAGTTTCTTGCTTTATGTAACCTGAATTTTTTAATATATCACGCTGTTGAGATAATGCAGACTTAACTTGCTCTTGTGTTCTAAGAGCTAGTATTTTCAATAAATCGTCATCAGACCAAGTATAATACTCTGCTCTTCTGTTTTCGGGAAGACTGAAGAATCTTTCTCTTCGCATGAACATTTTTCCATCCTGTTCTGTTTGCCCTGATTTAATAAAATCTCCCTGCTCCTTATTAACCCAATCTATAAGTTCTTTGTGAACAGGATCGCTCTCATTGAGATCCGTTGTCTTTAAAAATATATCAGTGAGTGTATCTCCGTATAAGAGTAAATTCTTTGAAGCTTTATCCATTATTTGATATTCCAATGGATTTTGTTTTGCAAAATTCTCAATGGCTTCACTTCCACCCTTTTTCAAATGTCTCCCTAAATTCTTCCGGGATAACAACTTTTTGAGCCATACTTCGAAATGCACTTTTAGCTTGATTCGCCGCGGGTGCTCTTTCTGCACGCTCAAGTTTTTGCCTAAGTTTTTCAGTCTCTGGCTCAAGCTCTTTCCTTACCTCCTTCTTAGCTTCATTAATCCACATGCTTCGCTCAATCTTCTTTGCATCTACTTGAGTTAACTTGGGTCGGTTACGCTCAATAAATGTAGCGTAGTCGTCATCCTCACTAGGACTGTAATGAGGATCATCATTAATTTTTTTATCTAAAAATGCTTTAGACTTTGTAAAGAAATCCTTAAATTTATTATCATATCCCTTGTACTGGTCTCCCATATTTTTTGAAGCGTACTTAGCTAGACTATACACTTCTTGTTCTTCAGGTAATAACTCATTTAAAAATTCATCTTCTTCCTCTTTAGGCTCATCTTCAGATAAGTTTAGTTGAGGTTTAATATCTTCAGGTATGTCAGGATCAACAACTTTACGCAGTTTTTTCTTTTTCGGCTCTGACTTACTTGGCTCGCTAACTTCAGCAACTTCTTCAGCTTGCTCCGTTTGCTCAACAGGTTCTTCAGCCTGTTCTGTAGGTTGGTCGAGTTCATCGACTGCCTCATTAAGCGTCATTGGCGTGACTTCTTTTTCCTTTTCTTCTTCTGAAACCTCAGAAGGTTGATCTTCTTCAATTTCAAATAAGGTCTTAAATAATGGATTATCCTGAGGTGCGTCTAAAGCCTTTGGTTCAGCTTGCTCCTCGACTACCTCTTCTGTAACTTCTTCGCTCATATATTAGTTTGTTGGTCTGGTGATGTTATTGCTTGTTGATTTGGTTCGGGTTGAGGTTGAGCTGATACTCCTGGTGCAACCTCTCCTTCTTGTAAATCTTCCATTTTCGCTTCCTTAGAGATAAGTGCTTGTATTGCCTTTAACACATCTGGCCATTGCTCTTTAAGTTTACTTATAAATTGGTCATTGCCTACATTTTGCAACTCTTGCTCTTGATCCATCTCGTCTGTTTCAAGTTTAAGATCGTGCGCACCTGACATTCTGAATATCTCATTAAACATTTCAAATATACGCTCACGACCTAATGCCTGAGCCATATCTGGTACTTGCAATAGTTGCATTAATATTTGACCTAATGTTTGAGCGGACTGAGTATCTCTAGCTCGTTCGGCACCATCTCTCGCTCCAAATAAATATTCGTAAACCAATGTTTGTGGATTCCCGATAACATTCCTTTTACTCATCTTTTCATCACCTGAAGTTTCAACCTCAAATCCAGCTTCTCTAATTATGTTTTCTGAATACCGACCTTTGATTGGTACAATGAATTTATCATTTGAGCATGTGACTAAATGTTCATATAGAACTTTCTTCATCGCAGATCTCATGTCGTCAATCCCTTCTGATATAAAGGAGTAGATAGCATTCGTTGTGTTACTTATCTCAGCAACTTCCGTAGCACTAATTTCTCTTGGAGCGGGCTGACCCAGCTCTTGAGGAGACAGGATCAGCATACGCTCGACGAGATTAAGCAACTGGAGGATCGCTTGAATAGACTGGTTAACACCAGCGGAAAGTTCTTTTTGCACATCCACAACTTTAATAAAGTCTTGTGAGTTAATACCAAGGTGCTGCAGCTTTTTGCCCTGAGTAAAATAATGCTTTTGGTTTTGAATAGAAAGTGTCCTCAGATAGTGGCGTCTTTAATATAATCCTTAACATCATCATCAAGTGCGTCTTGGTCTATAGCGAATATCTTAAACATACTCATTTTCATGTGCTCAAGCATGAACTAAGTATGTTGGGTCAACTGATCTTGATACGGCATGATTTCGTGAGCTACTGATATATTCGCCATGCGATCGATCATTCTCATTGATACCACCGTAAATAGCTGGAAGTGAAGGTAGATATTCCGCGTAAACAACAGTCTGATCACTAGCTACTGTAAACTTTAACCAAACATCATGAGGGTAGTCGCCCAATCCGTCTCTTTTTGGGTTTACCTTCATGCACATTTGAGTAACGAACATTCCTTTATCGTCATCTTCAGATGCGTATAAGCCTGTCGTGGCAACTCTTTCGTTCTGAAATGAAAACTGATCCCCTATCTTCGGAAATACTATATCATCTCCAAAATAGTAACCAAAGAAATCAGAGTGTTCTTTATAAAGGCTTGATAAGCTGTTTGTTACGCTAATCTCATCCGTATTCCATGTTGCTGGATTATTATGAATGTCACCCATATCTTACTATATCCCAAAACCCTATCCATTCGGGACCATGGTTATTATTTACATCATGCAAAGGTTTAGATGTGTCTCTAATTACTCGCGTTGGGTGGGGAGTTACAAATCTAACTCCGCTTTTCTCAACATGAGATTCCATCCTATCTTCGCCCGTTATATCATCCTTGGACATTTTCCATTGAATGTCTTCAGTCCATGATGCATCTGGAAAAGCAACAGAATGTCCGTACATAAACATCTGTCGAATAATTTGCTCAAATTGATGTCTGTAGCCAAACTGATCTACCATCATTTCTACTCTCTGGGATAATACATCCGCACGAAGTTTGTCTGCAAGTTGTGTACTCCTTGGTTCGTATTTAAAATACGGATAAAGGTTACTAAACCTATGACTTTGTGCGGCAACCCTTCTAGTTACATAAGATCTAATTAAGTTAATTGAAACTTCATATAATCTAAGTGCATTTACGCTTTTAAGCTGACCCTCATCTCCGTATTCACAAAAATTTATCGGCAACCTCGAGGTCTTGAAGTTTATCGTGACACTGATCTATTGAAATCTTACCTTGTGCATACTGTAATAACGGAATTGTAGATTTATTAATTGGAATGGAATCCCATGCCATATCTACAGACATATACAATTTTGCATGACTCGCGCACGAACGAATGCCTTCAAGTATCCTAGACTGTATAAGGTCTTGAAACTTTTCTCTTATGTCCCAATTTTCTCCACCCTCTTTTGCTGTAAAAATGTCACGTAGTCGCTCAGGTGTGCATCCGTATTTTTTTAGTATGTCCTTATTAACCATTTTATTAAAATTTAAATAGATTATTGATGGTATCTTTAGTGTAGTTACTTAGATACCTGTGCTCCAAAATAGTTAGTAAGAGGGCAAGAGGACCATCGAACGATTTTGTTGAATATATTTTTTTGAGGAAGTTGGTATGCCTCTCGTGTACGAGGGGAGGAAAGTTCCCCGTAGTTTATGTTTAAAAACCCGCATAATCTATCTACCCTATCTTTATTCCATCTTCTCTTAATGTTTAACTGCTCATAGTGAGCATCAATCGCAATAGAAGCAGACGTTGTATAGGAGGATTCCACCCGGCAGTTTCTTCCTCTTCGTCGTCGACTTCGGATTCTTCGGTCTTGTCTTCGTCCGTATCTGTTTTATCTTCATGTGGGGTAATGGTAATTCCCCTTTTTGTCCTCAAAAGATCCTGTAAATCTTTTATCCGTAAGTTCCTTAACCTGGAACGATCCGCTGATCTTAACTACATCACCCACACTAACACCTTCCAACATATCCAGTATATCTGGAAACATTTCTAGGTCCATATTTACAACTGATTCCATATGCATAACTGAAACTTATGTTTTCGTGTTACAAAAATCAAGCACCCAATGTCCATGATTTCAGTTTTCACTTGAGTGGCGGGAGTTGAAAATGATGCATCATAATAAAGGAACACATACGACATTGCATCAAATGGGTGTACATAGACACTTCTCTTAGGTTTGAATGAAATATTTGGATCGTAAGATTTTCCCTGTTTTTCTGAAACTAAATTTTTAAACATCTTAACTATTGCTGTACATTGAGTGCTTACCGATAAACTGATCGTTTTGAAGTTTTCCTATGGTAAGTCTCACCCTAGACTCAACCGATCCTTGAAATTTTGGACACGCCCTCATTTTAAATGTTGGTAAATCAAAAGTCTCTGCCCTTAGATCTATATATTTCCTCGATGTCCTTAACATCATATGACCCAGTTTTAGCCCTAAATTGATTAAATGCAGAATTATCTGACACATGTTGAAATGTAAACTCGTGCTCGCACTTGCGAATTCCAATAAGCCATTTTTCTCATTACTAATGGTATTATCGTGGTGTAAGGAAGTTTTTTGTTTATTGTTACAAACTCATCAAACACCGTCCATATGGTTCTATCACTACCGGGGAGGGCTTGCATAAATATTACTGCATTATTTACAGATCCAGGATCCCATCCAACAAGAATTGGAAATTCTGTATTTGGAACGATTCCTGTTTTTGAATCCCCAACTTCGTGTAGTGCCTTATTGTAGTATGGACCAAATATAGCATCACCCGCAGGGCGATCTATCCACTCCCCTCTTACCATTCTAGCTTCTTCAATTGGATCAGTTTTTTACTGCCTCCATTATTCGATCATAATAACCAGGAGGTAAGTTATGTTCATTTTCCTTAATTGGAACATGATATGTCGAATAATCATCATTCCATACCTTTCTCGCCATCAATATCACGCCTATGGTTCTTCGAAAAACCTTTTATAGACCCAAT